GATAGAGCAGGAGCTTTCTAAGCTCTTAGTCGCAGGTTCGAGTCCTGCACTCCCTACTTTATGGTATAATTATCTAGATAACTATGAGTATTTATGATAATGGTCGGACTGGAATAAGTCCGCAAAGGCGAGAGAAGATGGATGCTATGGCTTCCATTAATAAAACTACCTCGGAAGAATCGACTAAACTTAAAATTGAGGATCAAAAGCGTGAACGCTATGAGCTTCAAGAATCTAAACGTGCACCAAAAATACAGGTTGACCAGAAGGTAATTCTTTGGACCTGGTTAGTCGGCATTGGCTTAGCCTTTATCTCTTCAGCCATAGTATCTTTTAATGGTATAACATCTGTAGCAACCTTTGTAGGCCTGTCCCAAGAGTGGATGGCCGGGCTGTTCTTCTTCTTTATCGAACTCATGTACCTTCTTTTCTTAGTAGCATACCTAGTGCTATCATCTAGACTTAGTGACAATGGCAAGCCAGAAAAAACATCTGGAGCAATTATTGGAATGGTTGCCTTCGGTGGCTTAGCTGTTCTAGCAAACGCATTCCACACCTTTGACTACTGGGATTGGAACTGGCTGGAGCCTCGTATGTGGGCTGGTACAGTACTTGGAATAGCAGCTCCGATTGCGATCATTGCTGCAAGCAAGATGGCTTCTAGGGTTGTATTCGCTAAAGCTATTATTCTTTAATTGATCCTTTAAAAATCTTTCAGTCTATCTTTTAATATTTAATTCTTTATATTTATAGCATATAATCTCGTACCATTAAAAAGATAGTGGTACAATTATACTATATGGTAAAGACTGCAAAACATCGTAAGGCGATGTCCCTAGTGCTTGAAGAACTTCATCTCTACAAAGAGAAGCACGGGTGTTTTGATTGCAGGAACATATTCCCCCACTACATCTTAGAGTTTGATCACAAGCCAGAGCATCAGAAGATAGACGTCGTATACCGGGTTCTTCGTAATTATGGTGAGGCTGCTGCTTGGAAGGAAGTTTCTAAGTGTGATGTGGTGTGTGCCAACTGTCACAAGATGAGAACTTATCAACGTGAGTATGGGGGGTAAGTGATGAACATTGACCAAAGAATTAAAGCTGTCTTATTTGACATAGCTAAAGAGATTAAAGTTCATAAGATCGATGAGGACAATATGGTTATTGAGATGGAGTATGATAGGTATACCCTTCAGATCAAGGCTATCCTGGAGGACTACGTAAAAGTTCCTAAAGATATTTGAGTGGCTCTACAGGGCTCTCAGTGTCCCCATGCGGTGTGCTACTGTCGTGTCTGTAGCTTCTCCATTACGATATAATGTGATTACGACTGCAGGACTTTCTTCGCTGGCATTAATTGTTACATCTGTACCTGGAACTTTATAAGAACCGCTGCGGATTACTCTTTTAACTTTTCCGGTAGCCCGTCCTCCAGAAGAGTTCCAGGAAACCATTTGTCCAACACGAACACTATCTGCCTTAAATACATCTGTCAGTCTCGTAGCTCTTGTGAAGTCTTTTCCAAAGTTTTCAAACATTGACTTTTCCTTTTCATGCTCCTCATCGGCCATCAGAGACCCGTCTGGCATGTAGTGGTATCCCTCGGGAGCCTCGCGCTCATCCATAAAGCCGTCTGACTTTGTCGCAGGAACACAGTTCGGTACTGGGCCACCATCCTGTCCAGGTTTCATTCCCCTTTGAACGTATCCGTCCCAGCAGGGGGATTGCTTGTTAATCTCGTTGCTATCTTCCTGAATAAAATTAGTCATAAATATATTATATCACATAGGAATCTCTAAGTTTATCAGAGGTGCAGTTAGCCAACCCCCTGACAGTTCTTGTGAATTCTGAAGTAGCTGATACCAAAAAGTCTCCTATCAATTCAAGGCTTGATAAAGGGATTGCAGGGACGCCGCCAGCACCACCTAGATTGATTCTAGGTAGAGTAGAGGCTTGACTGGGCACAATCGAAAGCAATGCAAGGGACAATGCCACAGATACAGACGATAACAAAAGCATTGCGCGATTAGATTTGGGGGGTTTTCTTTAACATTAATGATTCCTTTATTGTTTGTATTTGAGCAAGATTAAGTCCCCACACAGTAACCTGAAGGAGTTGCCCAGAAAAATGGTAACTAGTCATCCTAAGAAAACAAAATCCTTGCCCTGTATGGGGACACTACTATTATAGCATAAGAGAAAGCGGACCACAAGAGTGATCCGCTTATCTATATTTATTTAATTACTTTTTAGTAACAGGTGGCTTCGGGGTTACCTTAGCAACTGCTTTTTTAGGAGCTGTCTTAGCCACAGCTTTTGTTGCTGCCTTCTTAGCTTCCTCTGCTGCTTCTTCTAATTTCTTTGTTACCTCATCGGATACGGTCTTGAAGACTCTACCGAACGCTGGGTCCTTGCCATTGAAATAGCGAAGCAAGGTTGGGATTGCTGCTGCCCACAAGCCGTTTGCAACTCCTAGCCAATCACTCAACGCGAGTTCAAATGGTGAAGACACTCCGGCACCGGCGATGGTTGTGGCAATCAAAGCCAAGACAACAGCCAGCAAGTTTTCTAGATATGATTTTATAATAGCTTTATTCATTTTTGTTTCTCCTATTAGTGTATTTTTAGTTTTATGTTTATGGATTATGTTAGATAATCCTTATTTGCGTTTAGGGGGTGTATATATGTACCCCCGCTTTTAGTTGCCAGTCTCGGGCTCTTCTGGCAAGTGGTTGAATAGCTCTATGCGAGCTAACTGTATCTGATCATTGTCCTTGTTCTCAATTGCAATAAGGTAATTCTGCACCGCGAGCTGGACATCCTCAATATACTTGAAGGCATGCTCCCTAGATTCAGATAAAAACTTTATGAAGTTTTCATTTGCTTCTGGAGACTTCTGTAATTCCATAGATTCGATCTTGGATAACAGGGCAGCCTTATCTAATATTAATTGACCGATAGACATTATTGACTTTTGATTACGTCTATAAAGCCTAAGGTACAAAGCTAAAATAAAAAAGAAGGATACAAGGTATACAGCGAAGGCTATTAGGTTTAACACATCAGGCATCTTCTACACCTCCCTCTCTAACTAGCAACACCATGGCTCCATTTTGCTCCAGGGCATCTTTTATTTTAGCCATATATTCAACAGCTTTTCTTTTGTCTTCTCCAGTTAGCTTCATGAACAATGGCTCGCTTGCCCTAACGGACAAAAAGTTATCATTGTCTCTGATCTCAAGGTAAAACCCCTTTGGAGAAAGATGTGCAAGTGAGCGAACTGCTCGTCTCATGTTGTCTGTATACATATTAATCCGTAGTCAAATTCTTCCATGTTTCTGCCCAATCAGATTTTGATCGGTGTCTTCCGAATTCTCTGGAGACCTTACCCTTTTCCAAGTAAACGCCTCCCCAAATTCCATATTCTTTTTGAGATATACCCACAGCAAAACACATCCTAGCCACAGGACAAGCTGCACAAATGCTTTCTACAGCTGGTCTAAGCTTTTCGCTTTCTTCATACTTATCGAAGAAGAGGTTAACATCGTAGCTTACGCAAGAGCCTTGGTCTTTCCAGGCATTCTTATCCACGGGCTACCTCACAAGCTTATTCGGGATCTCCCAGCCAGTTTCTGTAATCTCAAAACGTTGCTGAACGTGCCACTTATTTTTAATATAAGCTCCGTTAGTGTATCTCCATGCCACAGGATTTGGGTAAGTATTTAATACCGTCCAACCATCCCATGACAAAGACCTGTTACGGCTTACGATTTTTTCCATTTCACTCACGGAAGTTACGGTTGCCATTTTATTTTTTTTCTCTCTCTGTTGCCCTTTATGTAGATAACATCTCAAATATCTATGAGATGCTAGTATCTGTAGACTCCGACTTCGATGTCTTTGGCCTCTGCTAGGTCTACCAGTTCAGAGACTGGCTCCTTTGGCTTACTGAAATATGCAAGGTAATCTATTTTATGAATGTTTGTAGCGATCCACTTTGCGGGAACCTTTATCAGTCGAATCCTTACTCCTCTGGCCTTAAGACCTCTCTCAGAAACGTTAGAGAACTCAAGCCCCATAGAGTTTATGTTTGCCGAGCCAGCTGAGTATATAATAAATTCGGTGTCGCCTTTTTCCAAAGAAGAAAGAGCTGTGCCCATTGCCCTTAGAAAAATCTGATACTCATCAAAACTACGAGTTCCTTGGATTGCCATTATCATTAGATTTTCCTTCTGTTAACTTGTCAACGATAAATATTACTTCCTCTAATTCTACCCTATCAAGTGCCATCATGTCAAGTACTTTCGCAGAATCTTCTTGAACTCTTCCTTCTAATAGATCTGCCCTGTAGACCTTGCTATCTTTAATCCAGTAAGCATTCTTTCCAGTCATGATAATCCTAAGCTGACTGGCTTCTAGATGCTTGGAAGACTGCGTGTGCTGTGGGTAACGATCCAGGAATACAATATTCTGGAAAGGAGCTACCATGTCATGAATGTAGCTTTGGCTATACTTAATCTTAATAAACTCAGACTTTATGTCTTGATGTGGCTCTAAGTACCGCCTTGTAAAAAAGATTATGGCAATAGTTAGTAATGATCCTATCAAGTATTCCATACTAAAGCTCCAGTCGTCTTTTTGTTTCAGAAACAATCTGGGAAAGGGTGAGCCTTAAGTGTTCTGAGAGATCGCCCAAGGCCCTTTCGTCATGAGCCAGTACGGTCGGAGCAACCGGAGGATTCTCTAATTGCATATCTATCTGTAAAAATCCTAGCTCCCATAGCTTGTATATGTCTGCCTGGTAATTACTCATGATTGCGGCATACAGATCTGGGGCAAGCTTTTCCAGCTTTTCAGTAAAGCTATACAGCATCTGTCCATCAAAGCTTAATCCCGAAAACTCAACAGCTCCATCGAGTATTAGCTTGCTTATTAGTTCATCGCTCATGTCCATAAGAATCTCCTATACTAATTAATTGATTAGTCTTCGCCCTGAAGCCTGTTCTCAACTAATCTTTCTCTTTCGTCTATGATCTGATAAGCAAATTTTTCTAAGTTATGATACCCAATAGGGTTGTTTAACACCATGTTATAGTGATGGGAACAGAAAAGTAGCTCTCCTGTCACCCCAATAGCTCTTACATAAGCTTGCGCAGAGCAGTCAGAGTCGCAACGTTCTATCGTTGTGAGCGTCCACTCAGATTTATCTTTTAATACTTCCAATGCTATGCCTTATCTGTGCTGTAAAATCCGCTACCCTTAAAGGCAACTCCTATACTAGAGTATACCCTATCCAGGGCAATACTGCAATGTTCGCAGCGACTCTTTCCTTCTGGTTCCGAAATGCTTCTTGATATCAAAACAGATAGGTTACATTTTTTACATACATATTCGTAAAGTGCCAAGCTAAGACTCCTATAGATTTGGATTAGTTGTATTTACAGAAACAATGGATGTTAGTATGGATAACAGTGCTGCAGTTCCTGATACACCAATAATGGATAGCCAGTTTAAGTCAAAGAGTCCCACACTGTTTGTTCCTATCATAGCTATAGCTGTTTGCGCAAAAGTTTTAATAGCTCGTTCTCCTGAGTAACTCCAAAAACTTATTTTAAACATAATTACTCCATTGGGTTTTCATCTTCAGGCCTCCAGAGCTTCACGTCTTGATAGGTGCTGGCAGCCGTATAAGCTGTCAGAATGATCCCCAGGAGGCTAACACCACCAGCTACGAGGCCAGAGCCCACAGAGGTATCGGATACATAGGTAATGGCTCCAAAGATTATCATGGCAAAAGAAAGACGGTAAGCCCCGTAGATCAGCTTCCTTCTGAACTTCCAGGAAGGACCATAAGACGAGTCGCCCCCATCATCTTCTTTCAAGAAAAAAAGATTGTCTACATGCTTCGGCATATTCTCTTTAAAAGATGTCCAAACACTTTTCTTCTTTTTTGTAGCCATAGTATTCTCCTAAGGTAGCCTAATTACTTGTCCAACATTAATTAGATTAACGTTGTCAATTTTATTAAGCTTTGCAAGTATTGCCACAGTTGTCTTGTATGTTCTAGCTATTGCTCCTAGTGTATCTCCAGATTTTACTGTATGGGTCTTTGGCTTAGATACCGTTGGCTTTTTGACAGGAGCTACGACAGGCAAAGGCTTGGACACCTTTACAGCCACTCTCTTTGTCCTTGGGACTTTCCTACTCTCAGGCTCGGCAGGTTTCTGTGGCTTTGGGGTAGCCTTTGGAGTGCTAACTTTTACTTCATTAAGAGCTATCATAGAAAGAATAAACTTTAATGGCTCTAGAAAACCCCTGCCATCTTGTGACCAGCCGTGCGTTCTTCCCTTCCATATTTCAAAATGTAAATGAAGTCCTGTTACGTAGCCTGTGTCACCCATTACGCCGACTTGGTCTCCAGCCTTAACCATCTGACCCTGACGTACCTTCGAGGAACCATCCTGTAGGTGAGCGTAAAGTGATGTGTAGTATTTGCCACTGATGAAATGTCTAATAACAATGTAGTTACCGAAACCACCGCCTTTGGCGGTAGACTTCCTAGATTTAAGAACTTTGCCATTCATAACGGCATAGACTTTTTCATTTTTCCTACCAGTAATGATATCGTCACCGTTATGGTGCCTAGTAGCTTTTTTTGTTACGGGGTCTATCCTCCAACCGAATGGCGAGGTGACTCTGTACTCTCCCTGCACAGGTAATGCGAATAAGTTTGACATGTTTGTAATCCTCCTTACCTCTATTATAGCATAGAGCCTCAAACAGGAATCGAACCCGCCAACAACTTGCTTTCATTATATTTTTTGGAGCCACCTGTCAGGATCGAACTGACGACCTACGCTGTACAAGAACGTTGCTCTACCGCTGAGCTAAGGAGGCTAGCGTCCAACTTTATCCCTATACCCGTGGGAGTGGCTTGGACAATACCATTAGCGTCTACGATCAGATTTGAACTGACGATCCCCTGGCTGACAACCAGGTGCTTTAACCGCTAAGCTACGTAGACTTGTGTGATGCATAGTTGACTAAACTACCATCACCGACTCTTTACTTCACAACCTGCGAGTAACAGCACCATTACAGGTGTTTTACCTGCTGAAGGCTTTGGTATGCCCGTTCTTATTTATTTGGCAAAAAACCTACCATCTAGTGATTCGACACTAGCACCTAATCTGAGAAGTCACTCTCATTGCTGCCCCACCTGGACTCGAACCAGGAACATCAGAGTTAACAGCTCTGCACTCTGCCAATTGAGCTATGGGGCAAGGTAAATTACTAACTAATAAACTTTACTACATGCATACATGGGTCTCCACCGTCTTCCCAATCTGCTGCCTCTTCATCTGTCATGTAGGGGTCTCCGTCATGAGTGTTGCAAAATGCCTCGGTTACCCAGCCTTTATCAATTCCGATCTTTAACCAATCTCTGATTCCCAGATCTTCACTCATGCTTAATCCCTCCTAGATAGTATACTAAGTATACAGGAACTAGAAGGGATTGTCAAGCAAAGTTGAGACTAATAAAGCTTATAAGCCTGAGTCAGACGCCTTACTCTATCCATTGCAGAGCTAGGTGACATCTTGCTTGTCAGAAGGTCTGCAATAACGTCTGCTACCTCTTGGAATTCCTCATCCCCAAAGCCTCTTGTAGCTAAAGCAGGAGTTCCGATTCTAAGTCCAGAAGTGATCATAGGCGATCTGCTGTCAAAAGGTACTGAGTTTCTGTTAACTGTGATGCCAGAGCTATGAAGAAGATCTTCTGCTTCTTTGCCACTAATACTAGAGTTAGACAAGTCTACTATTAAGAGGTGCACATCTGTTCCCCCAGTTAAGACATCTATTCCTCGATCTACCAGCGTCTCTGCTATAACTTTGGCTCCAGAGATTGTTCTCTCTTGACGCTCTTTAAATTCTGGAAGCATGGCTAACTTAAAAGCTACGGCCTTGGCAGCTATCACATGCATTAGAGGACCGCCCTGTTGTCCAGGAAACACTGCGGAGTTTATTCTTTTGGCAATGTCTGCATCCTGGCTAAGGATTACTCCGGACCTTGGCCCTCCCAATGTTTTATGAACTGTTGTAGAAACTGCATCAGCAAAGGGGAAGGGGCTTGGGTGCAAGTCAGCTGCAACTAGGCCAGCAAAGTGAGCCATGTCTACCCATAACTTTGCTCCAACCTCATTAGCGATGCTTCTAAAGGCATCGAAATCAAGGTGTCTAGAATATGCAGACCAGCCAGCAATTAGAACTTGAGGCCTGTGCTCTAGAGCTTTGTCTCTTACCTCATCCATGTCTATTAAGTTAGTTAATGGATCTACACCGTATGATGTAGCTTTATAGTTTCTACCCGAAAAGTTGAGCTTCATCCCGTGGGTTAAGTGACCACCGTGAGACAGCTCCATCCCGAGAATAGTGTCTCCTGGTGAAGCCAACGCATGAAGCACAGCTGCACTAGCACTTGAGCCAGAGTGAGGTTGAACGTTTGCATACTTTGCACCAAAGAGTTGTTTTACCCTGTAGATTGCTAGGTTCTCTATCTCATCTACAAACTCACAACCACCGTAGTAACGCTTGCCTGGATAACCCTCAGCGTACTTATTGGTGAGGACTGAACCCTGTGCCTCCATGATAGACAATGGTACAAAGTTTTCACTTGCAATCATCTCAAGAGTGTTGTTTTGTCTTGACTTTTCTTGTTGTATGAAATCAAATACCTCAGAGTCTGCCTCTTCAAGTGTCTGATAGAACGTCATTAAAAGTCCCAGTCACTATCTTCTGTCTGCTCATGCTTTGCAATCACATAGCTTGAGCCTGAGCCAGAGAAGAAGTCGTGGTTCTCTCCTGCGTTGGGTGACAATGCAGAAAGGATCGCTGCACTTACATCGCATACCTCTTTTGGAAATAGAGCCTCAAAGCCCAAGTTCATGAGTGCTTTATTGGCGTTGTAGTGCAAGAACTTCTTTACGTCTTCGGTCAGACCAACCTCATCATAAAGCTCTGCAGTGTATCTGATCTCATTCTCATATAGCTCCATAAGCATGCTATACGAGTAAGCCTTGATCTCCTCTTGAGCTGCAGCATCTAACTTGTTGTAAGCTACCTGGAACTTATACCCAATGTAGTAACCGTGGATAGCTTCGTCGCGAATGATTAGACGAATAAGGTCAGCGGTGTTGGTTAGCTTTGCCCTGCTGGATAGCCACATAGGCCAATAGAAGCCCGAGTAGAACAAGAAGGATTCCAAAAGGGTGGAAGCAACCTTGCGCTTCAGTGGGTCATCTCCTCGATAGTAGTTGAGAATAATCTCGGCCTTCTTCTGAAGGTATGGATTATCCTCAGACCATCGGAAGGCGTCTTCAATCTGATCTGTAGATGTTAGAGTTGAGAACACGCTCGAGTAACTCTTTGCGTGGACCGATTCCATAAAAGCAATGTTAGTAATAACAGCTTCTTCATGCTGCGTGACGGCATCTGGAAGAATGCTCATTGACCCTACAGTGCCCTGGATGGTGTCGAGCATTGTTAAGCCAGTGAAGACCCTCATAGTGAGAAGCTGCTCGTTGGGCCTAAGCGTTGACCAGGACTGAATGTCATTTGAAATGGGAATCTTTTCTGGTAACCAGAAGTTAGCTGTAAGCCTATTCCATACGTCTAAGTCAATTGGATCTTCAACTTTATTCCAGTTAATTGGTCTTGTAATCATAGATGGGGTCTCCTTGTAGACATAAAGTATAACACATGATTTTTCATTATAGCTGGCAACTTACACAGCCTTCCATCTCTGTTCCGTCTAGCGCATTCTGCCTAATCCGGATGTAGTAAATAGTCTTAATACCCTTCTTCCATGCATAAATCTGGGCTTTATTTACGTCTCTAGTGCTTGCAGTATCCTTAAAGAATAGAGTCAAAGAAAGACCTTGGTCTACGTGCTGAGTGGCTGCAGCGTAGACATCGATTACTTTTTCTGGACCAATCTCATAGGCATCCATAAAGTATTGTCGGTTGTCATCAGTCATGTGTGGGGCTGGGTAGTATACCCTGCCCATCTTCCCCTCTTTACGGATCTCAACCTGTGCAGCGATAGGGTGAATAGATGACGTAGAGTTGTTTACGTAGCTGATAGAGCCTGTAGGAGGTACTGCTTGAAGGTTCTGGTTGTAGATACCGTGCTCCATTACGGAAGCTTTAAGCTCTTCCCAGTCCTTTTTCTTAGGAAGCTTAATCTTAGCATCTTTAAATAACTTAGCAACCTTCTCTGTCGCAGGCTCCCACTTCTGATTAGTGTATTTGTCAAAGAAGGATCCATCCGCATACTTAGAGTTTTCAAAGTTGTGGAATGGTGACTTGGTTTCAATAGCTATCTGGTTTGATGCTTTTAAGGCGTAGTATAAAACTGCTAAGAAGTATATGTTCGTGAAGTCGATAGACTCTTCGTCTCCGTAGAACATCTCCGACTTTCCAAAGTAACCATGAAGGTTCATCTGCCCTAGCCCAATGGCTCTAGACTTCCTGTTACCCTCGGCTACGGACATTACGGAGTCAATGTAGGATAGCTCCGACACTGCAGTTAGTGACCGTACGGCTACTTCTATAGTCTTAGCAAAGTCTGGAGATTCCATAGCCTTAGCAATGTTTAGTGATCCTAAGTTACATGAGATATCTTTTCCAATGTCCTTGTAGCTCATGTCATTGTTATAAGTTGTAGGAGTGTTTACCTGTAGGATTTCAGAACAAAGGTTGGACATGTTGATTCTACCCTCAATAGGGTTGGATTCGTTTACTGTGTCTTCGTATACAATGTATGGATACCCCGACTCAAACTGAAGCTCTGCGATCCTTTCAAATAACTCACGAGCTTTAATCTTTGTCTTTTTAATTCTTGGATCGTCAACCATTTCCTGGTATTTTTCAGTAACAGACATGTCTGTCATGGGGACGCCATAAACTCTCTCAATGTCATAAGGAGAGAACAGGTACATGTCCTCGCCATTCTTTGCCAACTCTAGCGTGACATCAGGAATAACCACGCCAATCGACAAAGTCTTGATACGGGTCTTTTCATCGGCGTTCTCACGCTTGGTGTCTAGGAACCTCATAATGTCTGGGTGGTGAGCATTAAGATACACAGCTCCTGCCCCCTGCCTGGCTCCAAGCTGGTTGGCATAGGAGAAAGCATCCTCTAGCATTTTCATTACTGGAATGATTCCAGATGACTGATTTTGAATCTTCTTGATCGGTGCCCCATACTCACGGACGTTTGTTAAGTTGAGACCAACCCCACCACCACGCTTAGAGAGCTGTAGTGACGACGTAACGGCACGAGCAATGGATTCCATGTTATCTTCTACCCTAAGTAGGAAACAGCTCACATATTCCCCACGCTGGGCCTTGCCTGCGTTTAGGAAGGTTGGAGTAGCTGGCTGGAAACGTCCCGAGATGATTTCTTCAATCACATTCTTAGCCGTCTCAGCGTTGCCCAAGCCAAGCATTAAGCCATTCATGACCACACGGTCTTCAAATCGCTCTAAATAGCGTTCGCCATCAAAGGTTTTTAGGGCATACTGGGTGTAGAACTTATAGGCACCAACAAACGTAGGAAACCTAAACTTGTGAGAGTACGCAAACTTAAACAGATCCTTTACATCTTCTGGAGAATACTTGTCTAGCAAGTCTTTCTCATAATATTCCTGCTCAACTAGATACGTGAGCTTCTCTTCGAGAGTGTGGAAAAACACCGTGTTAAGATTCACGTGGTCCAGGAAGTAGGACTTTGCAGCCTCTTTATCTTTCCCAAACTGGATTTTTCCGTTTTCATCATACATATTTAACATGGCATTTAGCTCATGATAACTAATTTTATTGTCCATATAGCATCTCCAACCTATTCTTTACTTTGTTTACGTCATCTTGTGTACCAAAAATTTCTATTCTAGCGACCAGTGGTACTCCGGCTTTGCTAGATATAAGGTGTGCGGCCTTACAAAAGTCTTCTCCAAAATTCATATTGCCGAATCCAACAACACCCTGAAGGTTTTCTCTATTTGCTGGTTCGTTTAAGAACTTTCGAACCTGTCTTGGGATAGCGTGTGAGTCGCTACCACCACCATAAGTTGGTACACAAAGTACATAGCTAGCATCCATAATAGGGTACCCACTCCTGCCAGAATCAATAGGTATACGAATAGCGTTTCCATCTATCTTCTCCACAAATCTTTTAGTGTTGCCCGAATAATTTGAAAAATATACAATCTTTATAGACATCTTTTCCTAAATCAAATTGAATTGACCGAGATACTCGTCAATGTCTTTTTGGGATGGCTTATAGTGTATCACATTTTGCGACTCTTTAAAAGCTTCCTCTTGAGTTTTTGGCTTATCTTTAAAGGTATGAACCTCAATTTCCTGGTTCATATTCTTGGGAGTATGAGATATCGCCCCATAGATAGCCCCACAGACAGCGTCTGCAAGGTCCTTAGAAGACTTTCTAGGGTGGTCTACCCTATTACCTTTCATAATCTTAAGTTCTGTTAGCTCTTCAAATAAAAGATCTATCATAGGCATAACCAAACGCTCTTCATAGATCAGCATGGCCATGTCCTCGTAGTGCTTCTTTGCTACCGATACCGTCTCAGTTCTAATTCCAACAGCCTTTAGCTCATTCTGAATGTCAAAGGACTGCCAGCGGTCAAAGGAGACCATCCCAATATCAAATCCTACCCTGCGCAAGTTCTGAATCCATTGCTTCACTTCCGAAAGATCGACAGGACCCTCAGTCCTGGGCTCCCAATAGACTACAGCGTCTACAACAACAACTGGGGCTACCTGCTCATAGTCTTTAATTACCTGAATGTTTACCCATTTATCTACGTGAGCAATAGCAACAGCACACTTGTCATGCTTCTGTGCAAGGTCCGCGTGAACATAGTACTTCTTAGTAGGGTCTGGCTTAAAGGTTTCTTCGAACCTCTTAAAACCGTCTATGGGGTTCCTAATCGTCATTGCGTTCTGAACCTTGTCTCTTTGCTTAAAGAAGGCGTCAGAAGCAAACGTTGGTATACAGGCAAACCTTTGCATAGCATCCCCGATATCTGTGTAGAAGGCTAACTTAAAGTCATCAATCTTGCGAGTAGGGTTTACTACCCATGTTGGTCTCTTTAAAGCAAACATTCCTGGGAGCTTGTAGCTAAGAATGGTGTCCTCTTCCCAGGATATTTCCAAGCTATTGCCTTTTGCGTCAGCTGGCAGCTCATCATTCATAACAAAGGTATGATACTTTGTAACAACCTCTTTTTCCATAACGACGTCGTCATACTTTTGAGAGATAAAGTCTCCGGGGTAGCGAGGAAAAGACAAGAGAGCAACCTTACCTAGATCTGGGAAACGAGAGTCTACCGAAGCACGGAAAGCTTTGTAGATGTTATCTGCCGTCTTCCCCTGCTCGTTACCTGTCCCCACCTCTTGAGCAAATCCGGATATCTCATCTAGGATAGCAACCAAAAGGTTAAGCCCCTCGTGAGACTCACGCTCGGAGTGTCCTGAGTAAACTGTTATGGACTTGTCAAACTCAATGCTATCTATCTTAGGATTGTATTTTCCAGCAAACCATGGGGAGCGTTCAACCTTTACCTTAAGTCCCTTAAAGAAAACGTTCTTTGCTTGCTGGGCGTTAATAGCAATATTGATAATATCGATAGCGTCTCCAGGAGGCTTGCCATAATACCTAGCGGGATCCTTTAAGCATAGTAAAACGTATACGATGTAAGCTACAGCTACGGTAGAAGTAAAGTCTTTACCGCTACCCTTGCCCCACTGTAAAATAATTTCATTCTTAGTATACTTTTTGTAATACCTAGCACCCTCAGTGTCTCCATAGATTAGGGATAGCTCAGGTTGCTTTAATATTTGGCTCATAGCTTTTACAGTTTCGTACTGCATTTCAGATAACTCCGGTTGCCCCAAGAACTCGGCAGAAGTAACAAACGTTACGACATCTACAGGCAATTCCTCAAAGGGGTTGTCCTGAAGAGCTTCCAGGAAGTCATCAAACATTATACATTCACAATCGTAATGGTCTCTCCTGGCTTCGATGCCTTGGAAAGTCTATTCATAATCTTATCCCTAATCTCGGGATGCTCTGAAGCTATATCCTTTAGTATTTGAACGAGGACGTTCTGTCTTTCCTCAATCTCAACCATCTCATCAGCGAGCTCCTTGTTCTCCAGAAGACCAGCTTTTTGCAACATGTCAATTCTTGTTTTCTCTAAGTCCATTACCAGCTTAATACCCGCAGTCTTTGCTCCAAGGTTAGAAAGGACAGTTGCCTCGTCGATAACTTCGTAGGCTTTTGCAATTAGCATGCTGTAGTGAGTGTCGGCACCGACTAAGGCTTCCTTGGCTCTAGCTCGTATAGCAGCGTTGTCTGCTGCCATCGATCGCCACTCGTTGATGTAGCCAACAACTTTTTGTCTTGGCATGGCAAGCTCTTTGGATATCTGAGTCTCTGGAGTTCCAGCTAAATATTTCTCAACTACCTTATTTACTGTATCGAGATGCTCTACTGTAAGATCTTCAAACGACACGCTTGGCTCTCTTCCCGCGCTTTGGAACACGCTTTACACGCTCAATCTTGAAGGCACGATAGGCAGCTGGGGTACCCTTGATCATCTCGAAGGTGTCTACCCACTGAGCCCCAGTCTCGGTGTTAGTGGTTAAGCCACGAACCTTAAACCTGCAACCGTACTCACCCTGAATCTTAATAATGTCTCCTGCTTCAATGACAAAACCATTAAGCTCAAAGCTTGGCTCCATACTGAAAATACTTTTAGAAACATGAGCTGTATTCTTACGTCTAGACATTATACTCTCTCCTTAGCAATCTTTAACAATACAAGGTATCCTATTAGGTCATCAATCTCATTGTCCCCCGGCCACTCATGACCGTTCTGAATCCTGGATAGCTTGTCATCAATGCGTACCAAGATCTGCTCAACGTTGTCTGACTTGGAGAAGACTCTACTAGGATGTAGGGCTGAGTCTCCATAGGATCGATTCTTAGCTATCAAAAGATCTTTAACCTGATTAGATATGCGCTCAATGTCTTGCTCTGTCTGTACGCTCATCTGCGTGACTTCCTTAGTTTAAATTTTGAAAGATATACGTAGATAGTCTCTACGCTTGTACCACATTCTTTTGCAATTTCTTCTGGTGACTTCTTGTCTATATGATAACGCTTACGAAGCCAGTTTTCTGATGTATATAGTTTAGCAGACGCCATATTACTTGTCAACCTTCATCCAGTTGTTGATTGCATAGTGGCCAATGCCAACAGCATCGGCTACGTCGTTATCATCTATGTCTCTATCATAAATAATATTAACTAAGTTAATTGTTCTTTGCTTTCGAAAGTCACGTTCCTGGTTCTTGTACCAGGAGTCAGACTTCTTTGGGTGTTCTTTTCTTAACTTAAACTTATCTTCTTTGGTTAGCTTTCCGTTGCCCAGAAATATCTGCCAAGTTATTGGATTGATCGATCCAGCTAGCCTTATACCGTTTTGAGCTGCAGCCCCTAGTAGTGCTCCTTGAACCAAAGCTAAGTCTGCCTGAGTCTTGGGGGAGTTCATGAAAACAGTATGCTCAATAATTATTGCATCTATTTCAAACAGTTTAAAGAATGATACGCATTTCTTTGCAGCATCTGCTACCTTGGAGTAAGTCGTTATTCCTTTGAAGTTAATCTTGCCCGTATGGGTCAAGGTCTCTCCATCAAAGATTGCGAAGGCTAGGCTATTAGTACTAGCGTCTATGGAGCAAACCCTTCTGGGCTTATTCATCATCTTCGAAAGGTCTACCATTTGCTATCCCCCTAATCTCTCTAAGGGCTCTGTTAACATCCGTGGCGTCAACTGTGCAGTTGTCACAGAATATGGTATCGTTATAAATGGAGAGCCTTGACTTGCAGCTTTTGCAAGTTCTGCCCTTGGCACTTCTCTTAGATCTTTTAGTGATCTGATACCTGTCAGCAATCTTCTCTCGGGTAGCTTCTTCACGACATTCTGCAGAACAGTATATCTGGTAGCTTACCTTTGGCTTGAACTGAGAATTACACTTGCTGCACGGCTTCATTTAAGGGCTCCAGGGATAGTAGTTTTATGTCTCCCTTAGCAGCCAAATCACAAGTTGCCCGAACAGGACATGTCTTGCAAATCTTTGAGTTGGATCTGTAGTTCTTCTCGGGAAGAGTTTTATTCTCCCAAGCTTTACGGACAGTTTTCATCCAGTCAAATGCTTCATTAACCCACTTAATGTAGTGATCACTAATCTCTACTGGTAAAATCAGTAGTTCGTGATTGTTTTTGTTTTCATAAATAAGGACAGCTTTTGTCTTATTCAGAATTTTCATGTAGATCAAAAGCTGGATGAGGTGTCCTGCCTTTGGCTTGCCCACCTTCTTTCGGTACTCAAAGCCTTCCATTGGCATGGTCTTAATCTCTCCAAGAAGATCTTCTCCATCCCAGCTAAGCATAACATCTCCGTAACCGAAGATAGGAGGGTCTTGAGCAATGACTTTAAACTCTGAGTCTACCAAGAAACCTGGGACATTACCCATGGCTTCTTGGATGCGTTCGTGAGACTTAGTCCCAGCAGTCATATTAGCTCCACCATAAGCATCTGCATTGTCTTCGAAAGTGGTACCATCAAAAGCAAGGTACCAGTAACGAGGACACTCTCCGTGAGAGTATGCGATAGTAGAGGGAGCAAAAGACTTCTTCTGCTGGTGCTTAGCTACACGCTTAATAGTATAGCCAGAGTTAATCTTTGCTACAAGCTCATCCTTATTAAGGAATGAACGCTCTTGCGCTGCTCTTACCATTACTTGACTCAATAAATTCTTTACCATATCAATACTAGCGAATGATATATTTTAAAGCTGCTACGAGGCTATTAATAGACTCTGCTGCTGTAAAGTATATGTTTTTCTTCGCTCTATCTCCTTTTTCTACGTTTACCATCCAAGTTGCACGAAAAGACATTTTTGCTGCGATTGCCTGTAGCCTTACAATCTCTACCACTGCAACCTGCAAAGGAATGTCTGGCTTAATAATTAATTTAGCAACCATAACAAGTGCAGCCGTTAGCTCATCATCTTGCATGAAGTCTGCTATCTCGGCCAGACCGTTTACCTGGTCTAAAGTGCTTCTGTCCTGTGTACTGTTTTCCATATTATACCTTTACTCTAGTATACACCATCTCAGCTCTAAGCTGCGTCAATAGGGTTCTCTTTAATGGAATCAGCTATGTCTTGTCTCTCCTTGCTAGTGACGCTTCCAGAAGCTGGAAACCAAGGCACAAGGATATCGTAGAGCTCGTCTAGCAGGTTAACATCTTGAATCTGGTACTTCTTCATCTCTACCCAAGCTTTTGGATCTCCAGCCATGCACTTTATCCATAGGTCAAATCCGGAGTGCTTAACCTTTGAGCCTACCCCCAGAGTCTGAGCTACGTAGTCTAGCTTGTTAGATGGGAACTTGAAGTTGGCTTTTACAATACTCATAAGGTCCAGATCTTTTGTAGGTTCTGGAGCTGCCAATCCGTTTTCGAGAAACTCTCTGTTAATGTGCTTGTGGTCAAATGCAGCTGAGTTCCAGCCAACAAGGACATCCGCTTCATCCATCAGGCTCCAGAGAGACTCTAGCATGCTCTTCTTGCCATCGTGATGAATAGACTGAAAGGTCGTTTTCTTTTGCCCATACCAACGAGCGCCGAAGCACATCATCTCCGTGTTCTTAATAATCTGGTTAATTCCAATGTTCTGATCCCAAAGCCCCCAAGTATAAACTTGCAGGGGTGTTGTTTCTATATCTAGCATTAGTGTCTTCATTGTTCTCTCTCTTCCAATAGTTGTTCTAATAACGATAGCTCTATGATGGCTAGCCTTGTCTTAAATGAATCTGTTCCTATAACTGCAATTATTGCAGGATCATTCTTATTCTTGACTGCATCCGTAGAGGCCTTGGCCCAAACGTCTTTATTGATGGTGAAGCTTTTTCCGACTTCTTTAAAATCAACAGTGAAGCCTTTCCAGAATGCGTCACCTTTTGTTTGGCCTCTTCCAGAATTTTTACCAAGCTTGGCACCCATTCTCTTAGCTTCACTTCTCTCGCTCATAATCTCTCTTTGTTTTCTTAATAGTCAATTGTACCGCACTCATGTGGTTTTGTCTACACATCCAGGTAAGTTTCTCGTCTTCTGGATAGTGCCTCATAGATGCGACCTCTTCTTTACATGCTTGACAAATAAACTTACCAGCGTAAATGGTATATCTACTGGCCATTAACCTTACTCCTAAGCTGCTCTTGCAATTCAGAATCCTCTCTAACACGGTTTACGAATGAATCTCTTCCCTGAACCTTGCTTCCGTCTGGCAAGATATACCAAGCTCCTGTTCTTTCAACGTACCCCATCATCTCTGCGGTGTCCACAAGGTCTCCGATTACGTCAATACCGATCATATCTCCCTTATAGTAGAAGCCGTACTCTCCAGACTCTCCTGGTGCTGATGTCTTTGAGTTTTGGACCTCCCACCTGACGGTTCTTCCTAGTTTCTGCTCTATAAGCTTGTCCCCAACCTTAATTTTGCCTTTGATGGACTGGCCATCAGAGGATGAGGAGAATAGCTTTACGATGGTGGAGGAGAAGAACTGAGTTGCATTACCCCCAGTAGGAACAGATTGGGTGTACATTGCCGTAATGTTATTCCTAGCTTGAGAGATAGCCACAATCAGAGCTGGCTTCTCCTGGTTGTTTGCATAGTTAATCATCATCCAAGCATGTTTTAAGTCTTTCGACTCTGCTCCGATCTGCTTAGTGCCGTCTAATTGCTTTAGCTCTGTGGAGTCTTTCTCAAAGTATACCGCTGGGAGAAGAGAGCTTATACTATCTATCACAATCATGTCTACACCCGCATGCAGCAAGGCTACTACGACGTCTACCATGTCATTGATACTCCTGGCCTCCGAGTAGATCAACTGTGCAGGGTCTACCCCCAGCCTCTCAGCCCACTCTGCATCGTAGGACATCTCCGCATCTACCCAAGCACAAAGCTTACCTTCTTTTTGTGCCAAGCCAATTGTCTGCAGGCACAGAGAAGATTTTGCACTTGACTTGCTTCCCCAAAGAAGAACCTGCCTTCCATAGGGGAATCCTCCACCCAATGCTTTATTAAGCCCAGGACTGGGAGTAGGCTGAAACTCTGTCTTTATGCCCACTGCTGCCGATACTTTCTTTCTTAGTTTAGGATCTAGCAAAGCTAGAGCTTCCTCAATTGTTGTCATTTACATCCTCCATAATTACTGTTCCGTCCTTAGTTTTTGCAAAACTAAATTTGTATGAGTTGCCTTCTTTTATCTTCATGTATGCCTTAGCAAATTGCGTAGGGAAAACTGTTACGGGGTGAAGCTCTCTGGCAGCATCTGCCAGTGTTAAGTATGCCATCTTCTTTCCGGTTTTGGTTATCCTCGGCTTAAACGATACCACATACATTTCTTCATCCTTAAAAGGGAGAGTCTTGTAGTTAAGGTATTTAGTTAGTGATGACTCTACCTTGCCGATATCGTCAATCTGAATAGCATTCAACACCCTGTTGTCACTAGCCAGAAGAAGGTAAGTCTTTCCTGGCTCTATAGTTGTTTGCTCGTCATCAAAGATTCCAGTGCTACCAGTCTTATCCAATAGCTCTACCCGAGACCATCCCGGTCCACGCTTAATACTCTTGACCATGCCCATTAAGATGTAGGATCCCTTTTCCTCGAACTCCTCAACGTCGCTTATGAATGCGTGGAAGTGTTGCGGAACTGATATATTGAACTCTGGTAGATTTAAGAAGTCATAGAGGTTTTCCTTAATCTCTTGGTCGTTACGGGGATTGTCTTGAAATGTTGCTGCCCCCACTACACGTAGTGCTTGCAAGGACCTGCTGTTCACGCCACTACCTTTGGTCAGACAGAACTTCTCCAGCTCTTGGTAAGATCCAAACGGTCTGGAAGCCATGAACTTAGCTGCAATATTATCTGAGATGTACTTGATTCCTGTTAGCCCAAAACGAATACCCTTGCCTTCAATCTTAAAGTCACCGTCAGAGTCGTTGACATGAGGAAGCTTAATGGCAATCCCCATACGCTTAGCTTCGATAAGGTACTCTGTCCTGGCATCCTTGTCTTTCTCATTCTTTAGAATGGAATACATAAACTCTAGGGGATAGTGTGTCTTTAGCCATGCTGTCCAGTATGAAAGCGTGGAGTAGGCTACGGCGTGAGACTTGTTAAAAGAATACCCTGCGTGGGCCTCAAAGTCATGCCACAGCTCGGCAGCTACGTTAGGGCTAAGATACTGGGAAGCTCCAGCAATAAACTTGTCCTTGAAAACGTCAAACTCTTTTGCGTCTTTCTTCTTTCCAATAATCTTACGAACCTTGTCGGCTTCGGCCATAGACATCCCACCCAAGTGAACACAAGCTTGCATAACCTGCTCTTGATACAGGACACAGCCGTAGGTTTCAGCAGTAAACTGCTTGAATACCTGGTGGTGGTAGCTTATGCTTTGACGGCCTTGCTTGCGAGCAATGTAGTCTTTACCAATAGTGTTCGCAGCTCCTGGACGGACTAAAGCATTGGATGCCGCAAGCTCTGCAAAGTTTTTAACACGCATCTTTACGAGAAGGTTTGTGTAAGGTGTTGCTTCACACTGGAACACACCCTTAGTGTATCCGTCAGACAGCATTTGATACACCTTGGAATCTTCCATATCTGTCTTAAGGAGATCTATCTTTCTCCCATGGCGACTTTCGATTATGTCTAGGGTGTCTTTTAGAACAGATAGTGTTTTTAGACCTAGTGCGTCTATCTTGATCAGACCAATACGCTCTGCCTCCTCCATGTCTACCGCGACTACGGGGATCCTCTCCTTGTTTCCAGGAGAGACCCTAGTCTCCATAGGGGCAAACTTGAAGATAGGCTGCTTGGATGTTACAACGCCTGCTGCGTGGATACCAGTGCCCCTGATTCGGCCTCTCAACTGCTCTCCGTAGTGTTCAATCTCTGGGTACTTGTCCCTAAACCATTGAGACTGCTTGGAGCGGCAGTAATCTTCCCAGGTATCAATTACTTTTAGAACCTTGTTCACGTCTGTCAGAGGAATGTGCAAGACTCGAGCTATGTCTCTGACAACACCCTTATCTTTAAACTGTAGGAATGTAGCGATGGATGCGACATGCTTGTACTGTCTAACTAAATAATCTTTGACGTCTTCACGCCTTGTGTCCTGAATGTCGGTATCGATATCTGGAAAGTCATTACGCTCTGGATTGATAAACCTAAAGAACAGGAGTCCATGCTGAATAGGATCAATGTCCGTAATTTCCAAGGCGTAGCAGAGCAATGACCCTGCGGAAGAGCCTCTTCCTGGTCCAACCATAATGTTCTGTTTCTTTGCCCAAGCGATCATAGAACGAACAACCAGAAAATAAGGACCGAAGTTCTTGTTCTGAATAATCTCTAGCTCTTCGTCTAGCCTGTCCCGATATTCCTCCGTGTTCACACCTCTAAGCTCTAGTCCAGCTAAGGCAAGCTCTTTAAGCTCTCCGTTAGGGTTCTGGTACTGAACAGGCAAGAGGTCTAAATGATCTTGGATTTCATAGTCTTCCACCTTATCTGCAACTTCACGAGTAGAGTCATACATATCTTCTCTATCAATACCCTGAGCCTTCATGGCACTGTGCATCTCTTCGTCAGAAAGCAGGTGAATCTCGAAGTTAGCGAAAGACATTTTCCTTTCACCGTACAAGTAGTCGAGCCTATCCATTAGGCCCTCATGCTTTAGTGACTTTTCGTACGTGGACTCCTTTAATACTTTGTTGGAATAGCTATTAAGAATAAGCTTTAATTCCTGAATCTCTTTCTGGCTTTCGTCTGCGTGGTGGCAATCTGGGGTAACGATAGGTTTAACCCCATACTGGTCTGCTAATGCAAGCAATTGCATGTTTACTTCTGGGGGATTGTGTGGCATGATCTCAATATAGTAATCGTCCCCAAAGACCCTCTTGTGCCACTCTATGATCCTCTTAGCTTCTGCCAGCTCTTCTGCTTCGATAGCCTTTGCGAGGGCTCCTGAGAGGCAGCCAGAGGTCACTATGAGCCCCTCTGCATACTTCTCTAGAACTTCATAGTCAATGCGTGGCTTCTTGAAGAAACCTTCTGTCCAAGCAATCTCATTTAACTTGTTTAAGTTCTCTAAGCCAATCTGATTCTTAGCAAGGATGATAACGTGGTTGTAAACTAAGTCTAGTAATCCTTCACGGGCATCGTTGCCTCGCTGGTCAAATCTATCTGCAGTGATGTAGGCTTCTACTCCTAGGACAGGCTTAATTCCCTTTTCCTTAGCCATTCGATAAAACTCTCTGTGTCCAGATAGAGATCCGTGATCGGTTATGGCTAAAGCTTTCATGCCTAGAAGTTCTGCCCTGTCGACATACTCCTGAGGCGTGGCAATCCCATCAAACAAACTATAGTGTGTGTGAACATGGAGTCCGTTATACGTCAATTAAGTATCCTCTTTTTTGTGTTTAATAAGTATGCCATGGGAAGTGTGAAAAGTCAATAGAAATGACAAAGTGGGGGTAACCTTAGCTACCCCCACAAGGTGTTACTTACCAGTCAATGTTGGTAGATGTCAGCGAAGCCGGAGCGTCAAAGCCCAGGTAAAAGCTTTCCTGCTCTGCATATGGCACGTGACGAACAACCTTTTCTAGATTGAATGGGTCGTGTCCAGACCAGTCGAAAGGCTCAGAGTCTGGAGATGTCGGGATCAGGGTATAGCTAGTCTCTGTTCCCTGACCATTACGCTTAATCTTCCACGACATATTTGAAATGCTTCCAGTTTCTAGAGCATACTCTCGTAGGTTATTGAACGCAGACTGCTTACCAATACCCTGAGACCAAACTGCAACGTATGGAGGCTCAAGACCATCATCTACAAGAACATTACAGTAGAAACGTAGTCGAGCTTTCCATCCTGCCTTTGGGTCTTTCCTAGACATCTCTTCTGCCCAGTCACGACCTTCAGAATCCATGGTGTCCAAAGCCTTACGCTTGTAATCCTTAGGATTCGTGTGCTCCTTAACAACTACTGCAAGACCTCTAGCTTCTGAATAGCTAGAAGAGTCTTCGTCAAGCTCTTCGATGAACCTAATCTTTGCCGACTGTCCGTCTGCAAGCTTTAGCCATCGAACCTTTTCTCCGCCAGACTCATACTTTGGCTTGTCTAGTAGCGCGTTGATTTCTTTTAGTCCTCTTGTAATACTCATTTTTTTCTCCTTGTTTTATTTATATTATTTTAGCATATTAGCTATTGATTTGTCAAACGAATACTCTAACTTTTTTATATCTTCGTCAGACATGTCGCCAATGTCTTTGTATTTTTCACTTAGTTGTATTACGGATACTCGAGAGCCAAGTTTTTTAATTATCCTGTCTTTCATGTTACCGCCTGCTTCATCATTATCCGCAATAACAATTACGTTATTGAAGTATTTTTGTAGTAGGTCTGTTTGTATGTTGGATACGTTTGATCCCAAGGTAGCTACCGCTGGAAAGCCACACTGGTGTAGCCTAATGGCGTCGAAGGAGGATTCGACAACATAAACTCTGTCTGCATTCTTTACTCTATGCAAGTTGAACAAGGTCTTTGCTTTGGGCAATCCGGGGGTGTTCTTAAACTCTTTACCCTCGACGGATCTGCCCACAAAACCAAGAGGCATTCCGTTTGGGGCGTGGACTGGAATGGTGACCATGTCCCGCTTTTCAGAATAGCCAAGCTTAAAAGTTTCCATGGACTCTACGGAAATGTTTCTGCCAGAATAATAGTTCTTTGCTCTCTGGGACTGCAAGGCCGTAGAGGCAAGCCTCTGAATAGTAACTTCATCGAACAAGACGTAGGTAGGCTTGTCTATTAGCTTTCGCTCAACTTCTAAGCTTATGTTGGTTTCTGTTTGCTTGCTCTTAATAAATCTGGCTGACTCGAAATAGGTTCTGCCAGTTGTATGCATGACCAGTTCTTCCAAGTCTGCAACCTTGTGGCAGGAAAAACAAAAGAAAGTTCCCTTAGACTTGTCAACTTCTCCAGCTGGAGTACGGTGGTTTGGGTGGAATGGGCAGAACATCAAGAAGTCAACATCGACTTCACCCTCTATTGTGAGGCCTGATCCCGTGATAACTCGTTTGATTTGCTCTTCTGAGTATAAATTGGATTTGATCCGTCTAGTCCCATCACCCATTCGCTTTTTTTCTTTCCTATGTATGAACCATATATTGTTAGTTTAAAGTTAAATATCTTTGATTTTTCGTTGTATTCTATTGTGAAGTCCTGAGATATATCTATTCTAGGAGCATAACCAGAAAGCCTCATCTCTGTGTACAAAAGTATGGCGTAGTCTTTACGTAGCCTTACTATTGCGGAGTCATCGTAGATGTCTCCCTCGAGATTGAAACTTTTGATTACTTTGTGATGATAACTTTCCATACATACAGTATACTACATATCCTCGAAAGCACGGTATTTATACCAACCTTTATCAAAGTCTGCCTGAATCATAAACTCTCCCATAAAACCATTCCTATTTTTCCTGAAGACGCATTCGATTACATCAGAGTTTGGGCCACGTCCCAGCGCAAGTACCCAGTCAGCGTCGTAAGCGATCTGACGGCTCCAGGCAGTTTGTCCTAGGGTAGGCACGGTATCTAGCTTCGTGACGTCATCTGGGGTCGCTGAGGATATGGCTAGGATAGGTATCTCTTCTGAGATAGCCATTAGCTTTAATTCTCGAGAAAGGTTCTTCATCCTAACAGTCTCGTTATCAGATTTCTGGTTTGGAGACATCAGCTGTAGGTAATCGACAATAATAAAGTCTGGCTTATACTGATCGATCTTACCTCTGATGACCGAGGGGGTTACCTCTCCGCCAGAGTCGTTCGATATGATATGAAACTCTGGCTTGCCCTCTAGCTTGCTCTTGTGCCACCGTCTGAGATCCTCTACCTCTACGTCTCCTGCAGAAAGCTTCCTGTGAGACCAGAGCCCCTCCCCCATAATTGTAAATACACGGTTACGGACTTCTGTCTCACTCATCTCTAGGCTTACTACCATAGGAGTCTTTCCAAGCTTCCATGCCTGTACCGCAAAGTATAGGGATAACCAAGATTTGCCAATACCTGGATAGGCAAGAAACACTCCTAGCTGTCCTGCGGTAATTCCTGCTGGGAGGTAGTCGTCAAATCCTGGAAGGCCAGTTCTAATTCCCTGCACCCCAAGAGCAGTCTGGTGCTGAACGTGCTCGTAATATGCAATGGCGTCCTCAATGTCTGTGGCGTCAATGTCACGAATAGCAGAAGTGTTCTTCTTTAAGGCTGAGGTGTCATTTATCAAGGTCTCCAGGACCTTGACACCCTCACCGTTCTGGATGTCTGTTGCTGCGTTTCTGATCATGTCCTTCAGGCTGTCATTGAGATAATCTGCCTGTAGCTCTTCTAGGTGGTACTTCGTTGTCCCTACCCCAGGAACTGGCTGGAAGTCTCTGAATTTTTCAACCAGCAAGGTCGTTGGAGGAACCGATCCATTTCTTTCTGAGTATGTTCTAATAAACTCCCAGATATCTTTGTGCGTTCTCAGCAGGTTCTCCACGTTTGCCTGTAACAGGACGTGAACCTGCTTGTCCTCTAGGACTGCGGATATTAGTTTGGACTCTACGTTACTCACTCAACCACTTCTTTGCTGCAGCTCTTCGCTGCTGTCTCTCGGATAAATCTTGCTTGTACATGTCACGCTTAGAAATAATGTCATGTGCGTAGTTAGCAAAATATTTCCATGTTGGATTTTGGGCTACTTCGAAATAGTATTGTAGCAGGTCGTAACAATACTCTAAGGTATAAGACTCTATTAGAGCGTCTGCTGCCCATTGCTCTACGTTTAAATTGATTTGAGGTCTCTGCTCATACCGTGCAGTATGATACTTGCCGTATCGGCTGAGCAAGGAAAACCTTTCCTTGCGATCTGCCATTACTTAGTCTCTAACTCCTGAGATGCCTCAGTGACTTTCTCCCCAAGCTTGCCCTCTACGAATGCGTAGATACGGTCAAAGGCCTGTTCAATATTTTCTGAGTCACGCCTTGAGTCCGTAACACCAATGTCCACTCTAAGTGATTGGAAGTTTCCAAGGTTTAATGTGTAGCCTAATGCTACCGTTACTTTAGTACTTTCGATTTCCATAATGTCCCTCTCATAGAACTTATTGTATTATATGGTACCACAGATCTGTAAGACATGCAATACCCAAATGTCTTTAAATACTCTCCGACCAAGTAGGAATGAATCTTCCATCTTCTGTCTTCGTATATGCAAGCATACCATGCCCCATGCGTCTTGTCAGTTCAGGAGATGTCGGAGTTATGTTATTCGTAAGTAGTTTGTCTCCCCTTGGCCTACCCATGTGGTAAGATGCAAGGATGTCTCGGATCTCTTTTACCTGTGACTCTGAATAATAGCTTCTCACTTGCCATCCTGTTGCCCCACCTTTTTGACTGCCAGTAGGCCTTGGGATCTCCTCGCGCTTCATCAGTGACGGCATGTATTTCTTATGCCTGTTTACTAGGTCTGCAGTTTCTCCTACAGTGTATGCCTTCTCCCGATTCTTTTTAAAATCACTAATAAGACAACTTTCTATTTGGTCATCAATTATATTATATACGGACATAATGCCGTTAGACCTATTGATATGATGGGCCCTCACCAGCTTGCCATTTAAGAAGTATACCTTTTTGTTACCAGGAATAACGGGTGCCTCGTTGTACTCTTCTCGAGTCCTGTATCCACGCTTTGGGTTGGGAGCCATATAGGGGCTTAGCTTCTAAAGAGGTAACCCGATAGCGATAAGGTTCACCTTCAAGGCTGCCTTACCTGTTCCGAAAAATGTTACCGTGAGGTCAACTCTAGAAGTAGTAATTTGCTTAATCGTTACGCTAAGGTCAGAACCATTCTCAGACTTTGAGGTCAGGACTGGGCTTGCTGTTACGATTGGTGGGTACTTAAACTCTCCAGTATTAAAGGAGTAAGACTTGTCGATAGCAAGACCTGGAGACACGTCCGTCAGGGTTGAGTAGATGTCTATTGTTCCAGCAACTATCTTTGTGTTTGAGACTAGACTATTCTGGGTTCCACTTGAAGTATCGATAGAAGCATACTTGTACGTGGGAGATGATACCTGAGAAGATAGCTCATTGATAGCCGTAGCCATCTGATAGATGTAAGAAACATCTAGTGGCTGGCCTCTGTCTGGTGTTGGAATCTTTGCCATAGTTCTCCTAGTATACCATTAAATCGTTACCGTGGCTGAAAAAATTATTGCATTTGCTAAAACTGTTCTGCTAGTTGTTGGAATTGTTACCGTAAACTCATAGGATCCTGTGGGGCTAGAAGCTGGAAGGATGTGGGAGAAAGATGTCTCATAAGTCACTTTCAGATAAGAAGGCTCTAATGCTCCAGGTGCTTTGATGAATACGTAGTACGGCATGCTATCATACCTGGGGGATAGAGACCATACGATATCTACTAGGTTTTGAGATCCAACAAGTCTAGAGCTTATACCCGAACTGATGGTGTTAAATATTTCTGAAATTGCTGGAACGGCTACGACATAGGTTGGAGAAAAGGCAGACCTAACGTTTAAGTCGTTAGTAACAATTCTATACCTAAAGCTTACTTCGTGATCCTCGTTTACTACCCAAGAAGCTGGGCTTAGAGTTATTCTTCCGTTAGCCATTATAAACCCCTACACCTAGCCTAAACTCAACCATAGCCGAGGTATTGGGAAGCTTTACTATCGGACGAGCGACACCGTTTTCCGTATTTTCTATAACAGTATATCCTGTCATGGCATACAGCGGATTCTTAGACCCAACGTTTTCTAGACGAATTGCATCTATGGCAATATAGTAGTAAGGCAATTCAGTTCCTGCTTCGACAATCACTTCCCCAAACTGATCCACGGCGGCGGCATAAATGTTAACGTTATTTACGGCAGACCAAAGAAAAGTTCCAGATATCTTGCCTTCTCCTAAAGTTTGTTCTAATACTCGATACCTTTGAGATGAGAAATCTCCGGGAGATGATTCGAAATCCAACCTGAAGGATCCTCCATTGTTAATGGTTGTAAACTCTAAGGAAAGTCTTACTCTATTTGGAGCAAAGCCAGATGTTCCGTCTACGTCAACAACTGATAGGGCTAGTCTTATTTGATCTAGGGGGGAGTTCCTGGATAGATCTACAGATGTTGCAAGGGATATGTTGTCTTGGTCTACCAAGTTCCACTCCCCAGCGATTGACGAAGAATCTGACAAATCAGAAAAGTTACTAGACAACATAACCATGTTATTAAAGTACCTGGATTGCTCTGACCGAACAATCCTCTCGTCTCTAAACATTCTATTAGTGGCGTTGGTCTGGATGACGGGGTTCTCCCGAATTCCAAGAGTCATATCCTTCGAAGGAGCCAGATTATCTAGTGGCTGATCCTCTGTAAACAGAGCGGCCTCCTGGTACTTCCATGGCTCTTCCCGTGTAAACGCGTATAAAGTTCTGCTGTCATAGCCGACAGAGGATGGGTTTGAAGATGCAGAAAATATGCCAACCTCTGTAATTTCATATCGCTCTGTGGTTGGAACCTCTGCTGAGAATACAACTTGAGAATTTCCATTCTCGTCTTGAACAAATCCTCGAGAAGTTATTGGTACCCGAAACATCTCAAAATCTAAGCTTTCCTTCTGAGACCACTCGTCAACATTTGTTGGGGTTGTTACGTACCCTCCCGGATTTGGTGGAGCTCCGCAACCAATAGCGATATAAGAAGCATATGCCGGAGCAGAACCTACCAGGTACTTTCCGAATATTTCTTTTCCTTTATTTGTGATCATATTAACTCTCTTTATTCTATATTATGGTGTCTTTAATTATACCAGAGAAAAGAACCTGAATCTCTACGTCATAATTAGACTGCATATTTTTAAACTCTATCACTAACTGATTTTTTGTAGTAGACTCTTCTGACAAGTCTATGTAGGCATTGGGAGATTCGTTGCCTGAAAGGGAACCCCCGGCTTCTATCTCCAAGATTGGGACATAGCTCTCGAGAACCAAGCCATAAACTTTAAACAAGTCTGGCAAAGTGTTGGGCACAGCTAGTATGTTTGACGGAGAATAGTCCAACTGCAAGTCAGTGAGGTTGCTAATCACTCCGTAAGAAACATTCTGTCCGTTAAGGAGATCCGTCCTAGAGGTTAGAAGAAGCTCTTGCCCAGCTATCTGTTCAAAAAGTAAATACTCTAAAACAGAATCCGGAACTACATCAGAATTAATATCTACGTTATAAAGTTCTGGAATCTTTACCGATGTATTGGCTGATCCTATATTTACTATTCTTGAAGCTTGATTTGCTCTTGACTGATTCATTAAGCCTTCACCTCACTTAAGTATACAGACATTTCTACAGATCCGCTAGACCTGGCATAGTCTATTTGGTAAACAACAAAACGGTCACTCTCTGCAACCTGATCGATTTCATTTGAGCTATAGTTTATACTAACGATGTCTCCTAGCTGCAATGTTGGGATAGAGAATACACTTAGCCCCAAGGACTTTCTTGGCACCATAACTTTATCGGCAAGCCAGGACATCATAGAGTTTGCAGTGTCTCTACTTTGTATATACGGAGCGTCTATGGTAAACTCTTGCCTTCCGTATGTAGATCTGCTGTTCCTTATATTCAAGAACTTTTCCTTAGAATATAATGGTGAGGAAACGACTACCCCGCCTTCTATTGTAGGGTTTGAAAGATCACTCTTTTTATTAAAGAAGTCGTCAACAGTCAGCTCGTTTCCAGACTCTTGGGTGAAGGCTATGCCCTGAATTCTAAGGGCTGAGTTTGTACTTGAGTCTAGGCTAATGACTGTATCAGTAGCGTTAAAGACCAAGAACTCTGCACCATAGGGACTTCCGTAGTAGGATGACACGCAGTATGTTCGAATCTTGCTAGCAGATGGAATGATCCTAGAATAAAGAGCTGGGAAGGCTTTGTCATACTTGACGTTCAGGTAAGCGGCCTCTCTCATTATAGTTCCAAACTCGTCATAGTATATGTTATACTTCGGAACATTAGATGGACCAATTGATGATAAGTATGTCGATTGGACAAGTCCGCTTATGGCATACTTTGAAAACGAGGAGTTTATCGTCAAGTCCTCGACGCCGAAGGCAGAACTAACTACTGGATCCAGCTTTGATGATGGGCTGTCCGCGTAGTTATTTGACATGCTGTAAATATTCTCAAACATACATTTCGAGGTTCCCCGAATAAACAATGCTGAGGAGTTTCCAGCAACAATTGGAGATGTGTCAACAACTGTTGCTATCTGTGTTCCATTTAAATAAAGGAAGAACGTCCTAGTTCCATCGATATTTTCAACGTACTCGAAAGCAAGATCATACACTGTTTGATTTTCTTGTGCAAAGACTCTGCTTTGTCCAGCAAAATCTCCACCGTCTACTAGAATATCTGAAACACCTTTCCACAAAAGCTGAGGCAATGATGATGACTCTTGGTCTGAGCCACTCGAAATAATTTTGTAGAAAAACATATTTGAAGCAGAGTACTTGTCTATATTAAGAGAGTCTAACGCCGCTATCTCAAAATAATACCCCTCTCCTGTTTTGCTGTTAAGCAATCCAGCTATTCCTCCGCTGCCTCCTGTTATGGTTGCCTTATCCTCGGGAGATGTCGTCTCTACCGTGACATATGTCATTGCCCCGCTAGCTTCTTGAGCAGATTCGCTTGAAGCTGACACCCTACCGATAATCCTCATTCTAGTTCCAAAATGAGTGTGAAGGGTGTCTCTGATAGCAGATATGCCAGGTCCAGGAATTGTTGTTTGGGATGAAAAGGCATAGGTTATGTGATTTATGGCAGAGTAGTTGGGGTCGGTTGAACTAGCCCCATCCATGATCAGAGCAGAAGCCTGAACCATCTCGGTATCTGTTGACAGGGAAGAGCTTTCTGGATTCTCTGAAGAATGAGAGTATGCCATAAAGTTTTTAATCTTGCCAGTAACTTGGGTACGTCTAGCCTGAGACAGAGCTGAGGAAGAGCTGGGGTACTTTGAAGATGTTTCAATATATGACTTTAACTCTAACATCTTGGACTTTACAAAAATTTCTTTTATATTAATCTGGGAACGTAGACTCAAAACAGCTTGGTTCACCCCCCCAATAGGTGTGCTAAGTTCGCCTATGATCAAAGAGCTAATGTTCTCATAGAGCTGCTTGATGTCTGACTTAGCGATTAGGATGTTGTTGTAGACTGCTCTTATGTCTGGCGGGAGGCTTTCTGCAGACTCTATTTCCGATTCCCCGCTACTGTCAAATAAGAACTTAGAATTCATCCCGATACCATTGATTCTAGATCCATCCGTCCAAGAAAGATCTATCCCAGCATAATGGCTGGTAATCGCAGTGCCGAATTGGCCGCGACCATGCTTGGAAACAGCACCCTCAACCAAGACCAAACTGTCATTAATGTTTTTGTAGTTCGGCTCTGAAAAAATTCGTACCCTGCCAGTGGGGTACATCTTGCCGCCAAAAGATATTTTAGAAAAATAGTTCTGGTAGTCATCTATGCTTGTTAGCCAGATTGATTCTGATATGTTAGGTATACTGTATTCTACAGCGTCAAACCTTATGATTTCTCCTGCGGCGTAGAAGTATCCGTTGTAACGGCCAAGCCAGTAAACAGCTTCTCCTAGGTCTAGGATATTAGAAACCACTACTCCATTTCTTACATGCGGTACAGAGTTTGATAAATCTGATTTTAGAGGTATTGCTGTCAGGCTATATGCATTTTGTGTAGATATCTGCTCGTTCCGGGCTTTCGAGGCCTCTTCCCCCGCTGCCTCCCAAAGAAGAACCGGCTTGTATACCCAACTCTTACTAGAGTCTAGCTTGTATGATTGGGAGGAGTTGGCCTGGCTCTTTTGAATATACAGGGATTTATAAGCTATCTTTCCATCATTAAAAATAGAGTCGTTCTGAGATGAAATAGAAATAATGTTAGGCAAATTAGCTGGAGTAACTATGCCAAAATCAGCTGCTTCTTGAATCTCTTCCTCTGTCTGATCTGAGACCTCTGCCCCTAGAAGGGTCATATCCGTAGGCCTCTCTGCAGATGATGGTATCATATAGTTTTTACTCATCACAATAAAGTTGTTGCTCTCGTCAAAGAACATCGCGCTTTGAGTTGAGACAGCTAGATCTTGGAGAACCTCTGCAACAGTCTTGTCTGACTTACAGTAGAAAAAGGGTATAACATCTTCGCTTTCCTGTGGCAACCTTTTGAATACATAGTTAGAGAACCCTATGTAATCTAGCAGTGTTGAGACTGCTGAGGACAGGGATATATTGGTAAGCAGTATATCTGGTGCTGGAAGAGACTCGAAATAAAAGTATAAATCTCTAAGAGCTAAAGATACTGACCTTGTGTCCGAAGATATTTCAGGGAATGAATCTGCGTACATTGTTTTTATTGGTACATAAAAAATGTTTTTACGGTTAGAAGAAAGGTCTTGCTGATAAGAGATAACATCATATATCCTTACTTGCATGTTCTTTATTGAGCTAAAGGGGACGATAGCTTTCTCGTTACTTTTATTAAAAGCTTGCTCTGGGTCAAAGAGTTCTAAGGAGCCTACGGAGGCGAGCAACTGTCCTACGGGAAGCCCCGTGTTACCCAAGTCAGACGCTATCTTTGATACGCTGTAACTATTTGTTATATCTGTTATGTCTACACATAACCTAGGAGAGATCTCTATTAGATCTAGTACCGAATTAAATTTGTTCATTCTCCTGACCGCAAGTCTTATTCCAGAGATATACTGAAACTCTCTGAATTGTAAAGAGGTTTCATTCGGAACAGCAAACGAATCGGGATTGCCTATATTTGAAATAAACTCTGACTGTGGAGAAGCCTCCTGTTCAGAAAGCTTCCACCCGTACTCTGGGGTAAACTGCTCGTACCCATTGTTTATCCAAATATAATAAAGCCCTTTATCTAAGTCTGACTCCTTGACCAGAAAAGCCTCGCCCTCAAAGCCTGAGCTAGGTAAGCCCGTGTAAGAGGATAACACATAGTTAAAATTAAAAGTTTCTTGGTACCTTTTGGGTATGATCAGACCGTACGAGATCTCTAGGTAACCATCTGGTCCCATAACGGGGGAGCCGTCTGCTCTAGTGCTTTCTGGGAAAAAGTTAATCACGTTCTGCCATTGATCATTGACCAAGACATCTATTCCCCAGTCTGAAGGAGTAGTTTTATTCTCATCTCCAAAGAGTGGGTCACCAGTTTCGCCAGAAATATTAAGCACTCTCTCTGACTTTATGGTTCCTACGTTAGTCTGAACCTTTACCACTATCTTATTCGTGGCTACAGGCTCTTCGTAAATAACAAAAGGTGCAGCGTCATTAATATGATTAATCCCAAGTGGAGACGCGTTAGCTATTCCATACTCTACGTCATTCTCTATACGATAAGACGACCAGTACTTAAACTTATCATCCTTGTGTGACATATAGTACCTTGGCCTTCTGGCCATATCAGGATTTGCATTATGAACAAACTCTGTAATTCCAAAACGAACCTTGTTGATTCCAGACCTTGGCCTAAACCTTGCAAAGCAGTCCTCTAAAGAATAGAGAAGCTTTTCTTTCTGCTTGGGCTGCTGTAGCAAGAGAGGCGTTCCATCTTCATCGATGCCTCCGTCAAGAACTACATCCGAGCCTGTTGCCCCCGTGTAAAAACCACCTTCATCGTTTGCGTCAAAGAAGGAAGGAAGGTACCCTAACTCTGATGATGGCCCCTCCAGTGGTCGATAGCGGTAGTTCCCGATCTTGGATATGTTGTCGTGTGCATTAAGGTTCCACTCTACAATTATCTTAGAGTTGCTCTTTACTGTTGGAGAGGTTAAGAGGTGATTATTTAGTTCATCGTTTAAAAACATTATACCTCTTCTAGAGATACCGAAATATCCCAGAAATCGTGATTGCTCGTTCCTCGCTTTACTACGCTATACGAAAAATCTGAGATGTACATCTCAACAACCTGGTTATACTCTGCCAACTTGGAGTAATCTTCAACTCCATCTTTGTTGAACTTGTCGTATGCCAAATAAACCCAGAAAGGTCCGGGGTGTGACTCATACCAGGAGAGCAAGCTAACTCCTCCCGCACCACCGTCTATAGTGTAACGATCATCGGTAGAGTAATTTGCAATTCCTGTTTCTGAGAATGAGGGGGAGTCCCTAAAAGACCTAGAAGGTAACATGCTCCAGGATAAAGAAGCCTGCAGTTTATCAGCAATATGGTATGACCTCATTCTGCCGTTAACCATTCTCTCTCTTTGCTCTATTCTATCTATGCTAAACTCGAGGGATGACCGATTGTGGTCCGACAAGATTAAAAACTGGTTTAACTGGGTAAGGTCTGAGATTTCTTCGTTGTCATACCCCACCTCGTATCCGTTAGGTATGTAGGCCCCTGCCTCTATTCTTCCAGGGTTCTCTGCCCAGAGCATGGCCTGTGGTCGGCCGTACTTACTTCTGTTGCTCATGTAAGCTGAGGTTGCCATTAGTACCGACTACTCCTAATTCTTTGAGACTCCACCCTCTTTAGGCTTGAAATAACTGTTCTAGCTATATCATCAGGGTTGGAGCCGTTCTGTGTATTAACTGTTAGACTATAATTATACACTGAATTAGGACTTTGTGCTTGTCCATTATTAATAGCCTTTAGCTTGTCTACCCCGTAACTATTTACAGCACTCCTCTTTACAACAAATTCTCCGGGGGTTAGCATTGCTGGCACGGTGTCTGTTCCCCTAGCCAGACCTCCGAAGGCGTAGCCTTTGACTGTTCCACCAGACATAAAGTATTTAGGAACTAACCCACCCTTGGCAAACTTTAATCCAGATTTTGTCATAAGGCCTATGTTGGTTTTTTCTAGTTGTTTTAGCGTAGCCTTCTGTGCAGCTGTTGCTGTTCCTGCAGCAACTCCCTGTCGTATTGCAACCGCCTCGGCGCGGTTATCTAAAACGGCACTCTTAATTTGATTGGCAAAGTTTAGGGGGTCTGAGGCTGATCCAGATTTTATGGCGGAGGCGACAGCCTTTTCTGCTGTCGGGCGATCTACGCTTACGGGCGAGGCCTGGAATACTGATGTCTTTACTTTTGGTAAACCAGATTCTGGAGACTCTTCCTTTTTGGTGCCTTCAGCGTACCCAAGCCTTAGTTTTTCCATTAAGTCTAGTGCGTCAAGGATAGCTTTTTTATAGCCCTCGGCCTCAACCTTGGCAAGCCTTACTCCGTTTTCAACCAAAGCCCACTCGGCTTTAGTCTTTCCTAGGTATCCATTCTCTCCAATAGCCTCCAAGGCTACGTCTCTGGCCCTTTCAAGACTTGACAGGAGCTTCTGAGCTGGTTCTAATCGAGTTTCCTCAATTATTGCAATCTGTGCCTGGATGTCCTTCATTTCTCTTTCAAGCTGAATCCTAGACTTACCGCTGGTTGATCTAAGAGACTCGAGTTCCCTTTCACGAGAGAGGTCTAGGTCTTTAGAGAATGATTCTTTTCTGGAAGAGGCTTGCTTGGACCTAAGCTCCCGAACTGCTCGAGCGGCTGCTGCTATGTCTCCTGAGGAAAGAGCTTCCGCAACACTCAGCTGGCTACTCTGCTGGTCGAGGATGGATTGGTTTATCTCCTGGACCTTTTCTAAAGCATTAATTCTTTTATCGTATTTGTCGTTAATCTCTGTTTCTTTTTCCACCAAAAGATCTAGCTCGTAGCTAAGGTCGTCAATAGTGTACTGGTAGTCCTGAATCTCTTTTTGAGCAAGAGCAATGACTCCGTCTGTAACGTTTGTCAAAGACTTAGTATCTGCCTCAAACTTGAGCGTTACCGCTTGCTCCTTAGCAGAGAAAAACTCATTTATCTTAGAGAAGGCTTCGGACACTTCGGCTTCCATGCCCTCAACTGTTGAGTTAGCAAGCTTTTTCTTTGCGGTTGTTAGAGCATTAAAATCTTTAATTAGCTTCTGAACCTCTTCTGTAGTGGCCGCCATAGAAATAGCATACGCTAAGTTTGCATCTGCAAGAACTTCGAAGGCATCTTTGTTTGACATTCCAGCTTCTGTAAGCTTTGTCATGGCCCTGATTTGCATGTTTACATCCGCAAGCCCCTGGGACAGGCTAATCTGGTAGTCTCCGAGAGTTGCTTCTGAGAAGGCTTTATTCATTGCCTTTCCAGCTGCTGTTACTTTAAGGACTCCTTTTTCGAATGTAGCAAACTCTCCTCTGGCTGCCTCATCGAGACTAGTTACAAAGCTTCTGAATTCTGAGTTGTATCCCTTAAGAAGCATCTGCTGATCCATGCCGTCAAAGATTGTTATACTCTTTTTGCCGCCAAGGAATTTCATGAGCTCCTTAACACCTCCGGCTGCATTGATAGATGCATCTCGAACTTGCTTTAATCTATTAAGAATGTTTTCGAATGGGTCCGACTTAGACCCCCCTCCGCCAGCTCCTTCTTTAGTGCCTTTGTCGCCGGTAAAGGAACCAACGATATCTGTCACACTTTCTGCAATTCCGGCGCCGATCGAAGCCCTTGAGTCATCTATCTGTTGTTGAGAATAACTTGCCAGGGTCCTTGATCCTCGACCTTTAGGGCCAGAGATAGTTCTAGATTCGCCCTCTTGGGCGACTCCTTTTGTTTTTAGACTTGCAATGGCTTCGGCGTCGGTAATGGTCCCAATCACGGCAAGAAAAGTTTGAACGTAAAGGAATTGACTTACGGGATCTAGCTGCTGGAAGTACTCTTGATCACCCTTAAAGGCAGCAATTGCTGACTTGTCTGTGATTACCTTTTGCTCAATTAGTGTCTCAACTGTTATTGGATCTGTTGCTCTGTCGACAAGTCTTTGCATCTTTGACAGTTTCGACATCATGGTTTTCATTGACTTCTCGTCTAGCTTAACGATATAGTCTATGACATTTTCTCCACCAACCTGGTCAGAGTAAGTGCCAAGCATTGAAACCAAATCAAGAATTTGATTTGCCATTGTTGGGCTCTTTTTTACTTGCAGATCAATAAAGCTTAATAAGTCTACTGCTTTTTTCTTTCTTTCTGCTTCATTTACGATGTCCTTTACGAGACTGTCGATTGCGACGACTGCTTGTTGCATGCCGCCTTGACCTAGAGACAGGCCAACGTTTGCAATAATCTCTAATTGCTTTGCGTCTTCTTCTACATCTGGGTCAAACATGTCTACGAGCATTGCGATTTGTTTTGGTTCTAAGGCACCAGATCCAATTGCAGAAGTTAGCAACAACTTTGCCCTTACGGTAAGTCCAGATCCAGAAGATATTGAGCTCAGAGCACCGGTTATCATTTTCTTTGTGAACTCGTCAGCCTCTGCAAACCTATCCTTAATGCCTTGTGTCATAGACTCTAATGTTCTTTGGGCGTATTTGTCTATGTCTCCAAGGATTGCTCCATCGTTCTCGAATATTCTTTCAGCACGCCCTAGGGCATCTTCCGGAGAAACAGTTCCAAATCTGTCTTGGCTAAGTATATCTTCTTGAATCTGAGCAACGCTCATATTGGCGTATTTGCTGTCGCCAGCATCCAGAAGGCCAAGGGTTTCCTCTAGAGCAGAGCTATATTCTTTTTGCATTAAGACTCTGTCGGAAAGCTGACTGTCTCTCAAAAGCTCTGCTTCTGCAAATTTTGCATTAGCCTGTTGGACTTTACCCGAAGCTTCTAGGGCTCTTGCCTCTTCCAGGATCTTGTCTATTGACTTTTGCTGAGCAACTGCCAGTCCGTCCAGCTGCATTTGCTGCTCTTCAAAGAAACCAGTGATGGCACCAGCCGTAAACGAAATCTTGGCCTCTTCTCCGAAGCCAAATGCGCTCATCCAGCCTTCGTCAGAGCTTAGACTTTCTAGGGCCCCCTTTACTGTATTGGAAAAAGACTTTGCGCTGCTCTTTGACATTGAGATAAACAAATCTATGGGTTCTCCGTCTAGAAGCTTTTCTCCGTTCGGACCCAAAAGATCTTGAAGCTCTCCGACTACGCCCATGGTAAAGCTAAAGTCTTCTAGGGTTCTTCCAAGCTCTAGGGCTATGTTCGAGGCCTGCTCTTGAGTTAGAATCCCCGTGGCAACAGCCATCGCTAACTGATTAGAGACTCTAGACATTGTATCTGATCTGCCCAAAGTCTTTAATCCGTCTTCTACGGTTTTAACAAGCTCTTTACCCTGGTCGCTAGCTATAAAGTTAGATGCAAATTCGCTTTTACCTAGGACCTCGGTTACTTGAGTTCCTAAACCAGCTCTTCTCTGGTTCATTATCTCTGTAGGAGAAACAGTTCCCGCAAATTGTGCAAACCTATCCATAGCCTTGGAGCCAGAAGCTAGGGACTCCCCAAGCTCTCTAGACTCTTTTCTGACTTTATTAAGTTCTTGGTTATACTTGAACAGACCAAAGGCAACCAGACCTACAACACCCACGAGTATTGCGATAGGTGCTGCTAGTGCAAGAAGCATTGGACCAATCATAGCCAAGGCACCTAGTATTGGCATAACCTGCCTTGCGACATCTCCTACAGGACCCTCTTGGCCAGACATCATGCCAGCACCCATAGTGGCCACTGAGAGGGCTCCAAAAGCTTTCCCTGCCATTCTTTGGCGCTTCATTGCCGAAGCTTGTTTCTTTATACCCTTGCCATAGGCCTCTCTGGTCATAGGGTCTCCATTTTGAGTCAGGATAGGATTTCCCTGTTCATCTGTAGCTATGTTAGCTGCGTCAAAGCCAGCTTCGTCAGATAGGACTTGACCTGTCTCTTGACTTGTAGTAACCCCCGTGTCGGAGTCGTAGTTAACGTTTTCTTTTTGATATTCGCTAACAAGAATATTGCCTGTGCCCTTTGCAAGATGCTTAGCGAATGGCATGATCATTTTTTCGCCAAGCTCTTTAGCTTTAGTCTTTGCCTGGTTCTTTACGGAGCCTGACATCTCTCTAAACATTCCGCCGATGGCACTCTTGATTTCTTTCTTAGCTTCTTTAGGAGGCTCAAATTGTGAAGCACCCATTGCGGCGTGGAATGAGTCTGGTAATGTCGAAGACTGTTTTAGCTTTTCGGAAGCCTCAGGAATTGGAGGAGGAGTGGATCGTCCCTTAGCTGAGCTGGAGTTAAATCCTTTGTTATAAGCTTTGGCATCATCTTCCCCGTCAGGGCCCGCTTGTCTGTGTGGGCTATTCCTGTCTCTTGCTAAAGTGTAAAGGTCTTGCCCCCTAGCTTCCATTTCGGATATTGTTTTGTCTGTGTACATGGAAGTATCACTGATAGAATCTTTTGCTGGGGTTACCTGTAACTCTGCCATCTTTGGACCGAGTGCCCTACGTTTTTTACCAGGACTTGTTCCCGTGTCACGAATTTCTGTTGGCGTTGCCTGTGCTGTGTCCATAACTCCTGCCAGATTGGATGCACCCTTAGCCTTAGCTTGGCCTCTCGCAGTGCCATACATGCTTTCAACGCTGGCACCCGTTTTACCTGTAGCAGATTCATAGTCCTGCCTCTTTGAATCTGTATCGAAAACTTTTGTTCCCTCTGGCAAAGACGATATTAGTTTCCTAAATTCTTGGTCCAATGTCTGAGCTTGGCCAGCCAGGTCTTCAACCTTACCCCCGCCAAACCTTATTGAATCATTCCATTTTTCTAATCCTGCCTCGTCAAAGGCCTCGGAGAATCTGCTAACATCTGCTCCGCCTTTGTCAAGCTGCCTATTAGTCTCTTGATCAAAATTGGACAGCCCCAGTCCGGACTTGACCCCAACCAACTTTGATGGGTCCATAGACTGAATGTTCTTGGCTTGGCCTGGGGAAAGTTTTAGGTCGCCAGAACCAGATCTTTTTAGGATTTCTCCGGCTGAGAGCTCAGTTCCAGAACCAACATGAGTAAAGGAGCCCCCCTGGTTCTTTGGGTTAAATCCAGAATTAGACCGGACGTCCGATACCAGCTTCTGACTATTCTGAACGAGCCCCTGCTTGTTTTTCGGAGCGTCTGCGGTAGATTTCTTGACAAGGGAGACGTAAGAGTTAAATTCCTCTAGTCCCATCTTTGCCTTGTCAGCTGCTTCGGAAAGAATCTTCATAGCGTTTTTAGCAGAAACTCCAGCCTCTGCAAGATCTGAAGCCAAAGCCTTAGAGTTCCCTCCAGCCTGGTCTATTATTCCCGAGCTTGCGGTAGCAGACCTTCTTCTTGGATCTACGAAGCTCATGATTTCGTTGAGCCTTTGTGGTGCTCCGCCCACATTTCCTGTACCTAGCTCAAATCCAGGAACGTTTCCGGCGATTAGAGAGCTTATAAAACCACGATACTTCTTTGCCTTATCTGCAGGGATTACAGCTTCTCCAGGAGAAAGCATTGCAGGAATAACATCTCCTGCTCCCTTTGGTCCTGGAACACTTAAGACTCCGTCTGCAAAGCCTGGAATTGGTTTCGTAGACTGCCTTGGCTTGGCTACTTTTACAGCAGAGTGCATGGTATGGAACCTTGACCAGTTTACTCCCAAGCCAGACTCAAGTCTCTTGATCATATTCTGATAGCTGTCTGCTTCTTGAGGATTCGTTAATCCAAATCCAGCAACAGTTTTCTTTAGCAGTGGAAGAACTTGCTGTATTTCAGTAATCATCTTTTGGTGATACTGTTGTGGAGTCATCCCTGCCATCAGGCCTAGTGTTGACTCTGCAAATGCCCGCTTTGCTCCACCTTTAATTCCTAGAAGGTTTATTGTAGCTTGCTCTTCCATTGATGGAAGGTTAGGTTCGAAGGCTCTTATTCCCGATGCCCTCTTGAAAACCCCAGCTGGACCAACATCAGCCACGGTGTTGCCGAACACATTTCCTGCTGAAAGGTCTTTGTCTACACGCAAAAGAGATGCAACTAGTTGCTGAAAGTATTGAGGCTCGTTGAACAAAGCCATGGGGTCATTGTTTATAAAGGTTGAGTCAAGTTTAGATTCTAGGGCCAAGAATCTTCTTGTTCTGGTTGGGTCATTAGGGTCAGCGATGACAGTAATTTTTTGTTCTGGAGCTTTTAGTCCGTGAACCTGTCTTGCAATCTGTGTTCCTCGCATCTCTGCGTTTGCCGAGTTTTCGTCTACTACTGGCTTTACGAAAACTTTTTTCCCGTCTGGAGCCATGTACACTCCGCCAAGACCAAAGATAGGAAAGCTGTGTCCAGATGTTGGTGAAAGCTGGTGGCCATAGTTTGTTGGAGGAACGTTTCTGTAGCTGCTCTGGAGGAAACTCTCATAAACTTGCTGTCCAGCATCCCTATTTTTTGAAGTGGATTTTCCAGATCCTGGCATCCCGAGCATGACGCCCTTAGCAAAACCTGGGACCTCATCGTTCATGATGGCTTGTAGGAACGCAGAATACTTCTGAGACTGTTTCGCAGGAATGACCGCTTCGCCCGGAGCTAGCATTGCTGGAAGAATATCTCCAGCACCCTTTCGGCCAGGTAGACTTAAGATTCCCTTGGCATATCCCGGTATGGTCGGAGGCAGAACCCCTCCTGGGGAAGAAGCTCTTCTTCCTGTTGAAGATTTTGTAATGATAGGAGAAGATACTCTAGGAACCATTGGGACAGATGCAAAAATTCCTGCTGCTGCTGCGGCTTGTCTGTAAGCTACGGCCAAGGCATTTACTGCGCCCTTCTCAAGAGAGAACACCTGAACCAGGTTAGAGTGAATCTGACCAAGGGAAGCTCCCACGGCGGCGGCTTCCAATTGCTCTTGGGTAAAGTAGTTCATGGCTCCAGCTGCGCTGGTTGATACTCCTGCTATCCTGCCAAATAGGGTATTGACCATACCGAAGCCCTTGATAATATTTGCAAAGCCGTTAGCTAAAAGACCGATCGACATGATTACAGTAGGAGCTATGAGTCCTAAGACTCCTATGAGCCCCATAACAAAGGTTTTTACTCCCTGGTCCATGCTATTGAATTGCTTAAGAAGGCCACTTGCAAATTCAATAATTGGGGTTATTAGCTTCAGAAACTCTCGTCCCAGAGGAACTAGCTCATTTTTAATGTCCTCTATCTGCTTTTTAAACTTGTATCCAGGGGAGTCTTCTACGCGCTGCAGCTCTCGTTGAGACAGGATCGCTAACTCTTCTGTAGTCGCTCTTGTTAGCTGTAAGACTCTTCCTGCCTGAGTACCCTCGTCAACAACGTTTTTGAATAAGGTTGAGATACGGGCAAACTGAAACTTACCGAACATTTGTTCGATAGCTCTTGCTCTGTTTAGTGGATCCAACGTATCTAGGGCTTGAGCAAACTCTATTACGGTGTTCTTGACGTTACCTGCATTTCCCTCTACAATGGCATTAACATTAATACCGAAGCCTTGAAGCATTTCTACAGCTTTACCTGCGGGGTTAATCAAAGACGCTAGACCAGACTTTAGAGCGTTAGCTCCTTCAGAGGCGTTAATTCCACCCTCTTTCATGGCTGTTAGGAAGAAGGCTAGATCTTCTACGCTGCCACCCAATTGCTGAATGATCGGTCCAGCTTTCGGAATAGCTATTGTAAGGTCTTCAATGGCAGTAACCGTCTGGTTCTCTACAGCGTTCAGGAAGTCTATCTTGCTGGCCAAGTCTTCTGTAGAAACACCCAAAGCATTCGTCAAAGAGATTGTGGTCTCTAGAGCCTTAGCCTGGTCAACTCCACCAAGAACTGCTAGCCTTGTAGCTTCCGCTACCTGAGCTGTTAAGTCCGCCCCCATCTTTCCCATGGCCGCTGCGTCGGCGGCTAGGTTCATGGTATCTTTTATAGCTATTCCATATTTGGTAAAGCTTTTTGCCAGCTGCTCAATCGAGTTGACCATGCTGTCTGTCTCGGAAACAGTAGTGCTGAGCTCTCCGTAAACACGCCTAAACTTGATTACGGCTTCTTCCATCTCCATGAAAGTTTTTCCTGCTACAGTCCCAAACACTGCCAGAGGTAATGTGAAACCAACCATAAGCTGCCTACCAGCCCACTGTGTGTTCTTACCAAAGTTTAGAAGATTTGTAGAACCCTGCTTAAGTAACTTGTTAAAGATTTGTTGCTTTTGAGAGTTAATCGCAGTCTGAGTTGCTAGACTATCCATGTCAAGTCGAAGAGGTCTAACCTTGATTGTTTCAATGGCTCCGTTAGCGTCAGAGCCTAGTTTTACGAATTGCGTCTGAAGAGTCTTTACTCTTTCCCTTGTAACCTTTTCAATGGTGGCAAACTCTGTCTTAAAGAGTCTTCCAAACTTACCGCTTGATGCTGCTCCATACTTAAAGGTTTCTGCCATGGAAAGCTTGTTGCGCTCTAATGCATTAGAGAAAGTGTTTGTATCTTTTGCTACCGTTGCAAGAGAGGCAGAAAACTTGCCTGTGGCATTGATAGAGTTTACAAGGTTTTTAGAATAGTTGTTTGACTTTTGAATACTGGATGCATCTCCAGATGCACGAAGAGACTGGTGAAAGACTGATATCTGACTCTGAAGAGCCTTAATCGACGCCATCGCACTGGACGTGTCAATATTGATTTCGATATTGGGGTTAATATCAGCCATTCACTAGTACCTTAATTTATATTTTTTACCTTAGCGACTAAGGTTGCCTGCAAGAGAATCACCGATAGCGATTCCGGATGCTTCTTCTACAATCTTGTAAACTGTAGGCAAGTCTAACACATCCTCAAGAGCCTTTATATCCACAGCTAGCTCTGGCTTGTACTGTTCCATGGCAATCTGCACACACTCCATAAGAATATCCATAGACTTGTCATTGTCATCTGCAACCTTGGAGATTCCCTCAAACTTTTTCATAAAGTTTCTAAGTAGTGAAATCTTTAGTGGCCTAACCGAAATCTTTGTTCCGTCTATAAGTGTGATTTCTTTTGTCTCGTTTATGGTCGTAGCCATTCATTCCTCCTGATTTAAACCAATTTTTGGTTAATTTAATTATACCACAAAGCTACTCTATTTTTTGGTAACTCATGCCCATTCCAATACCGAAGCCTGCCTTTTGAGCGTTAGCGCCCTGCAGTGCGGTAATGTCGTTTGCGTTTGAAGCCTGACCTTTGCTAAATACCCTAGCCTTCATTTCCTCCCACTCATTACTTTTGCCAGAATTCTTTTCTAGGTCGACCCCCTGTATGGCAGCTAAGAACTTCTTTTCTGCATAGTCAGACTCTCTCTTAGAATTTAGGGTTGCCATAAGTTCTGGCAATGACATGTATCTCTCCAGGTCTTCATAGTCTTTCCAGATGCCCAGCTGAAAAACCTCAGACTCTAGGGTTGCTAAATCTAGCTTTTCCCAAGAAGAGTCTTCAGAAGCTTCCTTGGCTTTTTCTGGCAGCTCCTTGTCCTCTTCACTCTTTTTATTAGAAATCTTTATGCCCGCCGCCAGATCCAGTATTCTGTATAGGGTCTTGATATCCATGCTGTCTTCTACATCAAATATGGTTTCTATTTGTGGATAGTACTGCTGCATGGATATCCTTACGCACTCTAGTAGGTGTGTTGTAGACTCTTCTTCTGTTGCTGATGCTTTGACGTTTTCGAAAGCGTCCATGAACTCTCTTAAATATTTTATTTTAAGTGGGGCAATATATACGGATGTTCCGTCAACAAGATGTATGTAACCATACTCATATATTTTAGTTGCCATACTATAAGTATACCAAAAAGAATCCCCCCTAGAACTCAATCTAGAGGGGATGTCTTATATTAATTATGCAGCTGGGATGGTGCGATCTACGATCTTACCATACGATGCGTCATCGTTTGGAAGCAAGCGGAAGCTTACCTCAAACATTGTTGCCTCGTCACGCTTAGCTGATACTGTAACGCTTTCAATTGAAAGTGCACGGTATGCAACATAAATACGCTCGATTGTCTCTGATGCAGAACAGTCTCCTGTACCTGGACCAACGGCAACCAAACCACGCTCAACAGGGCACTCTCCGATGTTACCAGCAGACATGTTTAGCACGTCCTGGGCAGCAAAGGTAGTTCCTACGGCTCCAACAGCCAAGTCGCTGTCTTTTGCAGCAAGAGAGAACAATAGGTTCTCTAGTGTTGATTCAGCAAAGGTAGTATTCAGGTTAACCTGCATACCCTGCTTGTATAGTTTAGCAACGTCGAGAACCTGGTCAACCTGAACCTCGCCAAAGTCTGGCTGGAACTGGATTTCTAAACCGTTCATAGTGTAACCTACGTTACGGTAACCGGACCCGTCAGACAAAGTGCTTCTGTAGGTTGTTCCGACTTCCAAAGTTGGAAGATCTAGTTCTGCCTGTGCCTCCGTAATTGCTCCGGCGGTCTGGCCGATTGGACCTGACTCAAACGTGAATAGAGCTGCTGCTCCAACGATAATGTTGGAACTTGAACCACGTGTATATGCCATTTATTTCACCTCTTTTTTCTATAGATAGGTGGGGGGTGTTTCCTCAGACTAATTATAACACTCTTTTTAAAGTATTAAGATTTGTGCCATTCATAATCAATTATTATTTTATTACCAGCAAAGGTCCTTGCTGTTCCAAAGTCAACAATGTCTCTTGTTTCTTCTAGTTGATAAATTTTTATTTCATGAAAAAATGGCATAAGAAAGTCTGTTCCGCTTATTTTCTTGGTCTGGCAACCCCCAACGATTTCGCCACTTGGAAGATTAGAAATCCAATGGTTTAAGTCTTGAGCTGATTCGTCACCGTTGTCCAATAAATCCTGAACCACTTGTGTTGTCTCTATTAAGGCTTCTGGATCTCCTGCAGTTTTGTAGAAATAGTAAAGAAGCTGCTCACACTTGACGTGAGGGAAGGGGCTTCTCCTCATCTTAAACATTCTGTCAAATACTGCAAAGACATCACCTGCGGCCGCTGGGAAGGATTGAGTAAGTGTTTCTATGTCTGTAGGGGCAGTGGGGAAAAACTTTAATGGTCCACTAAACCTAGATGAAAGCTCTGTAGAGATCTTGTCTGCAAGGTATGCGTTGATAAATACTGGTGGATAGTGTATAGCCATTAGAGAGCAACTCCTGCGTTTATTATCCACCTATATCCAACATCAGTACCTTTGGACTTTCCCTGACGTGAGCCAGCAGAAAAGTTTTTCTTGTAAATAGATACATCGTTAAGATAATTAATTATACCACTAGAGTTTAAGAAAGATTGCCTAAAGTACTGATTTATAAAAATATCCAAGGCCCTTTCGAGCCCTCCCTGAGCCTCTGGTCCTCCGGGGTCACTCACCAGAATCTCTTTAGAGGTAAAGACCTGCTCCCCATTGTCGTTAAAGGCTAGAACTTTTACCAGTCTTGGCTTTATCCTTACGGGTATTCCAGATTCCATAATCCTAGCTTTATCATAGAAAGGAGTCTTCGATCCAGCTTTTACAGAGGTGGATTGTCTAAAGCTTGACCTAAAAGAAAGCCCCACGTTGCTTACCGTATAGTCTATATCGTAGAGTCTTGCAGATGGACTACCGGATTGAGACCACTCATATACGTGCTGGAGCATTCCTGGATCTACCCTGGCCATAGAGTCTATGAACTGCTTCATAGCTTCTACTGTTGAACGACCAAGATTATCAAGGAATCCCCTCTTGCCCTTCTGGATTCCATCCAGGAATCCTAAAGAGTATTCCATAGCATTATTCATCTGTTCCATAAAAAGTTTTGTGTTGTAGCTTGCATTGATCATACGTCCGACCCCTGGTTTTCTGATCTCTTTATGACTAGCTTGTAAAGCTCCACTACCCCAAATGGACCGACGGTTGGCTCTTGTGTTGCTAGCTCAAAGATGGTAGAGTTCCCAGCTCTTGGACCAGTGGTCTCTAGGTATATGGGGTTCTTGTTGCTGTCTCTTATGTTTGTTATTAGTATGTTTGTTGTGGCATGAGAAACTTCTAGACTTGATACCCTGACGTCTTGCCTAGTCCTGCCCATAAGAACCATATCTTTTGTGATGTTTACGTTGGGCTTAATCTCTTCCTTACCAGCTGCGCCAACTGCGGAGAAATTGCAAGAAATTGTTTTATCTAATATCCATTGCTTCTTTACGTTACCGTAAGCTGTCTGCTCCACTATGGGATAATAGATATCTGCTAGCAGGGGGTAAATAAAATCTACAGTTTCGCAAGTGTAGGCCACTATAGCACTCCGAGTCTTGTAATAGTTTGAGTATACTTTGAAAGCAACTTGTCTACTATTAGGTTTCCTGTTCCTCCGAAAAGTTGCTTGTCAAACTGAATCTTGTACTGGTCTGTATTGTAAGCTGTGACGTATCTCTTGTAATACTCTAGCTTTCCACACTTTATATCTTCAATGAGTAGACTCGTTGCATACTGGACTTCTGGCGGAATTGTTTTGTACCCAGTATCTAATACGAAAGTGTAGTCCCAACTTCTAGGAAAGTCTCCAAAATTTCTTCCGTCAAACACTAGATCTCCGCGTGTGATGGGAAGCAAATTTGCCCTTCCTTCTAACCTGTTAACAGCCCCAGGGTGAATTGACTTAAAGATTGCTGACTTGTCCAGGGATATTCCAAAATTGTAAAAGTTTTCTTCAGAGTCTATATCGTAAACTAGAACATCATTCTCGTATGCCTTTAAGATCTTATTTGTATCTTCCCAGACTGGGATGTAGTCTGCTCCAGTGCCCGTAGTCTGAACCACAGTCTTGTTGTTGTAGAACCCTCGAACAACGAACTCGTCAATGATTGATCTAGCCACAATCTCTAGCATCTTGTATTCTGCTATATCGCTGGCTATTTTGTTTTTTGATAAACTTTCTGGGATTACGTAAGGTCGGTATACGTCTAGGTTATCGTCTACAACGATACTCCCGTTGACATCTAAAACTTTGAACAAGAACTTTCTGTCAAACTGAACCTTGACTCTTGGCAAGGCATACTCAATTTTAGAGTTACTTCCTGATGTGACATTCACAGTTTCGCTTGAGTGGTCCACCAAATCCTCTATGTAAATAACATAGGCAGTGTTTGCGTCTGGGACATCCCAGATCGTTACGATAGGATAAGGTGGAACCCTCAAGACCTCCATTAGACGTTAAATTCTCTAGCGATCTCTTCTGGAGTTGCAAGTGTGATGTGACTTCTAAGCAGCCAGCTCTCGGCCTGCTCCTTGGTTACAATGTTGTAGCCCTTGTAGACTCGACCGACACCCTCCCAGAAAACATTCTTTGTTGACTTAAGAGCGACCTTGTCTTCAGAAAGCTCTGGAGTCTTTTCTTTTTTAGAAGTCCTGTCTGCTCCTGGAGAAACAAAAGTTCCAGCAGCATTGATATTGCTGCTTGGAGTCTTGTCTTCCTCTAATTCCTCAGATAAAACTACCGCTTCATCTACGGGGCTTTCGTCTTTCTCGACTGCTGGCTTCTTGGTGGAGCGTGGCTTTGGGGCCTCTACTACCTCGGCCTCTACGACCTCATCTTGAAGAGTAGAGACATTCTCTGTCTCGACTACTTCTTTGCTAATTTCTTCGTTTGTCATAATATCCTCCTGTGATAATTATATCAGATTAAATAAAAAGAGACAGAGGCTTTTGCCCCTGCCTCTCTTTAAAAGGTTACTGCTACAGATTAACTATCTGCGGCAGCGTCAGCGAACGCAATAGCGTCCTCTTCTTCCCACTGAAGACCGAACCGTACGAATACGGTGTACTCAATGGTGTCCTTCTTTGGCTTGTACTCACGGTTAACAGTGATGTCTCTCTGGAAACCCCATACACGGTTCTGGGGGAATGTAAGATCTACAAAGCCTTCAGGGTAGTAAGGAACTTCCTGGACGTCAATGCCAAGAACGCGAGTGGTTCGTGCTGCACCGAATGTCTGTGCTGCACCATCTAGGTAGCTCTGGCGGTTAGCTGGGGTACCTGCTGGAGTACCAGCAAATGCCTCGGCAATAGCGTCAGCCAGTGTACCGTTGTTCTTAACGATTCCCTGGAATGCATCTGTACCCGCATAGAACTTCAAGTTGGACTTGATTGCACGATACTTACGTGGCATGGCCAAGATAATTTTCTGCATAACCTCTGGAGTCCACGCATTGGATGCAACAGTAACTGCTGCCTCGTGTGCGTCTCCAGTTTTTTCCTTGTTAACGAAACCATCCATGATGGACAAGAAGTTTCCAGTAGCACCGTCACCATTAATGGCTAGGTCTTCGATGTCATTCGCAAAAGCGTTTGTCATCAATCGTACTAGGTGGTCTTCTAGTGCAGCACCTTCGATACCGTCTTCTAGGGACTCTGATGAGACCTCCCAGTCTAGACGAATCTTCTTGGTTGTTAGTTCTACCTTGGTAAAGGTAGCTCCGGTGTTGGTGTAGTCTCCACCAGCCTGTGCGGCTGCTCGGATTACACGCTCTCCAACGTTAACTTTCTCAAGTTCCATTGTGTTGGCCCGCATTGTAACTCTGCGGCCATCTTTGGCGAGAATAGTAGCGTCCCATACGTAGTCAATAAAACGACGTGCCTGTTCAGGGCGTAGGATACCACCACCTGCATCACCAGAAGGAGTTACAGCGTTTGGCCCGGTAGTTATACCGAGGTTTGCGGTTGGAATGTTTCCCATAACTCCGCCTGTAGCGTAGTTTCCAGGAATGTTAGCCCCTGCGCTCGATCCGGATGCAAATGCACCTTCGCCGTTAAACAGACCGCTGTCATCGCCAGCGGCATCGGGGTTGTTCTTGATAATCTCTTCCGACATTATGTCACCTCCTAAGTGATTTGTGTCTTAATTAAATAAGTCGGCAGTTTTGAGGAAACGTCCGCCCCATAGGGATTTCTCAGATTTTTGGATCTGAGTTTCCTGTACGATCTCGCCTAGATCGCCAGATTTACGAAAAGCGGTGTCAGCTTCCACAGCGTCAACTCTCTTTCCAAATTCATCAAAGTTACTCTTAGCTGAAACAACCTCGTCCTTTACAGACTTTAGGTCATTGCTTGTAGCTTCGAGTGACTTCTTTAGTTCAATAATCTCGTCACTTAATGACTTTACGACTACTGATAGATCGCTAAAGGCTGATGCAATACCGTTTTTTAGCTCAGCGACTGCTGCGGTTACATCATCTGATTTTGATACGTCTTCTTCTACCTCGGAATCGTCAGACTTCTCAGCCTTCATCTCATCCTCGTCCATGTCTCCTGACTTGGCTTTGGAAGTGTAAGATGACTCCATGTCATCCTCGTCATCCTCGTCCATGTCTCCTGACTTGGCTTTGGAAGTGTAAGATGACTCCATGTCATCCTCGTCATCCTCGTCCTCGTCGGCCATGGAGCCGGTAGCGTCTACCTTAGCTGTGTCAACAGCTTCGGTTGCGATATCTGCCTCTCGAGCGACCTTTACATCTTCAACTACATCATCAGACTTCTCTGTGATTTCATTTGTTGTTTCAGTCATAGGATCTTCCTCCTTTGTCATCTTAGAAAGATTCATGCCTTTAGCACTATCAACTAAGAACTTTATCATTTCTGATTTCTCATTGTCATTCTTTTCAACAAAACCAATGTTCTTCATCTGTGACCCTGTAACGGGTGACGTCTGAGAATCTTCTTTGGATATTGTCACGATTCCAGACTCTTCGTCATAGAATACATTTTCAATTTCTAGGGATGCTGTATCCCCCTTTATTACGGATACGCCGTCTACTTTTTCAATAGAGATAACATTTGCGAACTGATTCGCGGGGTTGTCTACCAGGGACAACTCAACCAAGTCATACTCTTTAATGATACGAATAGGGGAGTCAGACTTCTCGTCGTAACCCTCGTCCCAGTCGTTCATTCTACCGCCAATAGAAAAGCCTGAAAGAGTTCCGTCAAGAACCTTCTCCCAAGTACTCTGTGCACCCTTAGAAACATATGCTGAAACATAGACTCCGGAATAAAACTTCTTGCTCTCTGGGTCAAAGTACTTATCTTCTCTAAAAGAAACCATTTTACCGACAGCGGTTGGGGTGTGCATTTCTCTAATGTTTCCACGGAATTTTGCAAAGGCTTTTACGCTTGCGCCAGAAGTTACGATGTCTAGCTGCTTGTCAACGTTATCGAGTGTGGCAAATCCAGAGACAAGTCTTCTCTCTACATCCACCTTGCTGAATGGCATAGAAAGCCGCAGGTCGTCTCCCTGGGTACTCCATGTTGCTTTTGCTATACTCATAGTATCCTAATTATACACCCTTTTAAAACATTATAACAATATTATAACATACATTTGGGGGGTTATGATGATGCCGCACCTTCTCCTTGTGCGTTCCTTCCAGATACTGTCGATGGACTATCTGAATTGTTATTGGTTCTTTCTGCGTCTCTTGCTCTATTCCCCGCTGTGTTAGCGCGGGTATCTGTTGCTTGACGTGGAGACATCTCAAATACTTCATCACCGTCTGGCCTCTGGGGAAGCCCCAACTGCTCTCTAGCTTCGTTAGGAGTAAGAATCTGCATCTTTACGTAACGTTCTAAGATCTGTGATTGAGAAATCTCGTCCGTAAGGGTGAGCTCATTAAACTTAAGCTCTAATACATCTGTCTTTTCTCTAATAATTTTATTAAGCATCTTCTCTAGATTGCGCTGAGCTGGCCTTGCTACCTGCTCTTTGAAGGTCCTGTCTTGTGACAGAGCTGCTGCAATAGATGCGCTGTCTCCTCCACCAATCTTGGATAGTGGAACCTGATGGGCTACAAGGATGTCTTCTCTATTGCGAATTCTGTATTCGTTAAACGATGCTTCTTGAACCCCGGTTTCAATTGGCTCCATCTTGAACTCTACCTTGCTGTTGTCAGAGTCTCCTGGTAGGGGAATGTAAAGAGTTCTATGAGACTGCCCTTTGAGGCTTGTCTGTAGGAATCTAAACATTTTATCTTCTGCCTCAGAGGATAGCTTTGCACCTTTAAGAGTTATAATGTAACGAGGTACCCCCTTGTTTCCAAAGTAGTCAATGTTGTACTGAGTGGCTAGCTGATCTCCATGCAAAGAAGATATAGCTGCCATAATGTCTGGAATTCCATAAAAGGTGTTAAGGGGTGAGTATTCTTTGTAGTGAAGTATCTCGTTTGGACGAGGGTCTCCTGTAATAGGGTTCAGGTTGGTTGCCCCAAAGTTTCTAAAGTATACGACCTTTTGACCAATAATCTGGACGTAACCGTCACGAAGCCTTCTAGCTCTCATGGTAGTGGCCGGAATGTGACCTACATAGCCGATCTCACCTTTGGTAGTTCTTCCAATTTCTAGGTATCCGTTCCCGGTTGCCTGGACATCTGTAAAAAATTTACTAAGAGTGTTAGTCAAAGAATCGTCATCGTTAAGAGTCTCTACCCAGTCTCTCATTTCAATCATCATTTTTTGAATTCGATTGCGGGCTCTGTCTCTTTGCCCCTCATCGAGGCTTGATTCTAGCTTTAGCTGAGTCCTTTCTGAAATCTTAAAGTCATAACCTAGACCAACAATGTTTTGAACCTTCGCATCAATAGCGGCGTGGTTTGCAAAAGATGTGTCATAGTAATTAGCTAGTTCGTATAAGTTCCATGGTGGGGTGATTACATCAAAGAGTCCGTATCCATTTCGGTATACCGCTCCTGAATTGATCTGCTTTGACTTTACCCCCTCTTTACCTGTGCTAGTAGCAGAGGCGGAGTCCAGGTATCCCTGAGACATTAAGTCCACATCGGGGTTAGCCTGAACCGAGTCGTATAGCTTTACAGCTCTTTCTGATCTGCGCTTAAAGTTCTTCTCTAATCCAGACAGATCCTTAAGATCATCCCATGACCTATTGAAAGGATCTTGGTTCTTAAAGGTATCGTCAGGCCCATTATCTTCGTCAAGTCGAGCTCCGTTAATAAAATATTCTTCAGACATTAGCCTTCATCTCCGTAAAGTCTTAGAGTATCCTTGGCTGCCTGTACTGCCCCAAGGTCATTTAGGTTAGGGATCAGCCCCTGTGCCATTCTCTCTTTTTGTTCTTGGTATTCGTCTTCTGATACCCTGGAAACTCCTGGAATAAACTCATATGAACCATCGCCATGTCCAAGGTTGTTCGCTTCGCGCTTAAGCTTTTCTATCTGCAAGGCGTCCCCGCGGTGCGACGGAATGTTTAATACACTCCCGTGACCATCTGTGAGAGGCTTTCCGTTAGCTTTTTTCCAAAAGTAAATACCCCAGGGGTAGTCTTTTTCAAGCATTGTAATTTTTGATTCACCAATTTGTCCTGGAAATTTGTCTGTCATAACCACTAGTATACCATACTATAGAGGTTTGACTATAGAAGATGACCAAGTAAGACCGTTTGTGATCTTGTAACCCAGAATTCCTCCTATATATAGAACAGAATCGTCTCCAGCTATGATTTTATTTGTTCCAGCATAAGCTTTGTAGATATTCGAAGGATTTACTCCGTAATACTGCGTGGAAGATATGACTAAGACATCATTCCAGAGATAACTGGTGGCGGACTCCGTTAATCGCTCCTTCCAGTAAGACCAGGGAGCCTGGGCACTGGCAACCTCGTCCCAGAGCCTTACCGATTGGCGCTCTATCTCCTGCAAGCTACTTGACTCGTAATACGATATGTTGTTTACCAGCATCGGTCCTGTAAACCTTATAGCCCCAACAGCAGAGTCAAATCTTAGTGGTTCTGCAAACCTGATGCCTAGAGTCGTCCACTCGTTAATGTTAATTGTAGGAGTCTTGACTATTTTTCCATTTATATAGAAGGCTAATCCGGTCTGGAATTGGCCAGTTCTTGCGTTCAGTGCGTAAAGCCTTACACGCTTGTTGGAGCTGTCGGTTGGTTGCATAAAAACTTTTATATAAACGTAGTTTGATTCCAGCTCAAATATCTTTGTTTCACCTATTGGAAAAGTTTCTTGACCAAAAAACATAAACATCTGTGTTGCGATCAGGCTGTATTTCTCTGCGGTTTTCTCATTGACATTGATTAAGAAGCCTCTGTTGATCAGTGGGTCGTAGTCTCCTACAGTCTCGATGCCGCTTCTTTTGGTTAGGTAAAGATAGGGTGTGCTACCCTTATAAATCCTATAGGGGTTTCTAGACTTGTAGTCGTAAAATAGGGAGTACTTTTTGTAAGGGAATACGGGAATGTTAAACTTTGTACCAATTGGGTTAGAGGTGGTATCGTTAAAGGCTTGGGATGCATACTGCAGACTCCTTAGCCCAATCTTGTTTCTTATAGCTCCTCTAACCTTCATCTCTATATGTGTGACAAGAGCATAGGATGTCATGGGGACATCCCTAGGAGGATAAATGATCATTCCGTCCACCACTTCAAAGGCGGTATCTATCCAACCTGAGGAATACCTGATGTCCGTAGGGTTCACCACGTTGTTTCTTTGAGCTGTGGCTACCTCTGAAAATTCAGATAGCTGCTTTGTCGCCCCAGACTCTATTAGCTGAAAGCTCACGTAAGTCTTTACGAGAGACTCTCCTGTATCATACGAAGATAACTGGAACTTAGGGATAGACGGATAGTCTACGTTAAACTGGATAAAGGACAAGTCATAATACTCTTCATCAAAGGCGTCTTTTACGTACTGCGCAAAGTATGAGAGGGGAAGGTAGTCCTGCCAGTAAGAGTCGCAGTCTACGTCTAGACTGTAGAGCCCATAGTCTATGGATGCCGTTAGCGTGTACGTTGCTATATGGTCGTACAGTTCCTGGAACGTAAAGGAGGACGGAATTCCTCCGTCCAAGACATTAGACCAAACGGACATGTTATAAAATCCTGCGTCAACATAGCCTAACTCTTCAACCTCAAAAAACTCTGGTACTTTATTTACGTTTCTCTGTGTGCACAGACCAACCTTGTAAATCTTTCCATCAAACTGGGAGTCATAGGTATTGTCTCCTGCAACGAACATCATTAGTTGGCGAGCATTGCTAAAGAATGATAAAACTTCTGAGCCAAAGTAATTGCTCAACGAAGTAAAGGATGCCCCCACAAAAACTTTTTCATTAAGGGTGATTCCCGGCTTCGTGCTGATAACAGAACTTTGACCTCTAATCTTTAACTCATAGCTCAAGACATCTTGCAAGAGGATCACAGAAAAGCTATCCCCATTAACCTTGTTTACAAGCTTAAGTATTATCTTGGAGTCAGAGCTAAAGCTGTCAATTTCGAATATGGCATATACTGCTTTTGAGGGCTGGTTATCTATGTCTAGGGTTTGAAATCTTATAAAACCAGGGTTATCTGAGAAGGTAAAGTAAGGGGCCGGATTGTTCTTCTGAACGCTGTACCACGAGTCATAGTCCGTGTTTTGAAAGACAAAGTCTGGAAGGCTCACTGAGGGGGAAGACAGGGCGAGACCTTCTGTGTCTATATTTTCAGATATTCCGTGCTCCCACTTCCCCATGTCGGGGTATTGATAATTGTTGGTATAATCTGCAACAGAGTAATCTATGAATGCAGTGCTTGCTCCAAAAGATTTGTTTGACCCATCTGGAGACTCCACAGCTTGACCGAAACCAAATCGTCTTTTTGCTACGAGGGATGGGACTACGTATGGGTAGAATGCCGGACAGTCTATCTCAACAACTGGCACATCTTCATAAGCATATACACCCCAGTAGTCTTCTCCGCTTTCCAAGTCTTCAAAAACTAGTTCTGAGGTCTCATAAGCAATGTTTAAGACTTCTTCTCCGTTTACAAGAAGGCTTGCAGAGTTTACGGCTATTCTGATGTCTACTAACATTGGGCGATACCACTCACCCACAAAGTATGAACCGATCTCTTCCCCTATTTTAAAT